TCTTCGGTAAATTAACTCGTTTACGTTTATTAATGTATGGTTTTAATGATATCAATAAAGAATACTATTCAAAGATCTTTGATCTTGAAATGTTAATGAAAGACTACGTCAGGTTTACTAACTACCGAGTCGAAATTACGAAGCTCGATGCGAAAGCTATCGAAAAGGTATTAGATTTATTCGGTGTATCAAGAGAAGAAAAAGAGAAGTATAGTATTCTCAATAATTGGTTTATGAAACGCTTCATACCGGCTTATAAAGCGTTCTTACAAGCTTTGTATTCGGTAAATAGTAATATCTATCTGGATCAAATCGATAAGTTAAAACCGGTTGATTTAGTTAACTTTATCACTAAGTTTACCATTCCGAGTAATATCTATAACATCAATCAAATTCCTTCTACTAGTAATCCAAACGTACTAGTTAAGAAAGAAGATGTGGATGCATTGTATACGAATATTTGTAATGAAATTAAAGAGAAAGCTCCTAAGGAAAAAACACCTGAAGAGAAAGCTAAAGAAACGAATCAAGCGCAAGCGAATAAACAGACTCAGGCTACTACGACAACGACTACAGCTAAGACAGAAAAAGCAGCACCCGCTGCTCAGCCTGCTCCTAAGCCAGTTCCCGTTGCCCCGACTCCGAGTGCTAAAGACGATAAAGCTACTTCAGGTCCTGATGTGGAAGGTGAACCTAAGCCTACGGTAAAACAAGAAATCAATAAGACTGCTGAAAAAGCTACTGATAAACTTAATAAAGCTTCAGGTGCATTAACACCGGGTGGAATGAGTTTAGAAGGTATTTCTACTAAACTAGATAAAACCAAGATCTATAATCTTGACCCTAACGTGAGAGAACTCTTTACGGGTATGGCGAAAGAATATCATGCTTTAACCGGGAAAAATATTCCTGTTAATGAAGCATTTAGATCCTTCGAAGATCAAGCAGCATTATATAAGAAGATGCCAGGTAAGGCTGCTAAACCTGGTAACTCTACGCATGAATATGGACTTGCTGTTGATATCAATAGCGATGTTTCTCAAGAATTAGATAAGATGGGTCTTCTTCGTAAATATGGTTTCACTACGAGTGTGGGTGGTGAGAAATGGCACTTAGAACCTATTGGTGTTTCTCTTAATCCTACTATGGCAAAGAAGGATGTAGACTTTAGAACAAAAGCTGTTTTATCTTCTCCTGGTAAAGGAGGTGGTGGTTATGGCTTCTTATCTAATAGTGTACTTAAAAAGAGAGACACTAATTATCAGTTATCGATTTATAACAGCAATTCTGATAATCCTATCGACGTAGAAAAGGTTGCAGCAGAGACCGCGACTAAAGAAGGACAAAAGTCGCCAACTACGTCCGTCATTACAGAAGCTAACAAAGCGGCTGGCACATCAACTCAAACTGCACAAACAACTAGTGTTGATAAAACGACTACGCCTACTTCTGAAGTAGTTAAAACTGCGAGTAGTGATAAAACTACTACAACGACTACTACAGGTGGCGATGTCACTATTAGACGAAGAGAAGGTTCTTCTGTGGATGCGGAAGGTGAAACTAAACCTTCTATACCTAAGACGACTACTCCGATAGTTAAGAAAGAAGAAACGCCTTCTTTAGATACCAAAGGAACTACAGTTCCTAGTAATCAAAATCTCGATATCGCTAAATACGCAAACTTGTCTGTGGAGCAAGCCATTAAGCAAGCTGCTAAAATGGTTGGTGTGAATGAACAGACCATGATGGATTTTGCGAAAATTGAATCAAGTTTGAATCCGAACGCTAAAGCTAAAACAACTAGTGCTTCTGGTTTATTCCAAATTACGGATAAAACATGGGCTGAACTAGTTAAGAAACATGGCTCTAAATATGGTATACCTGCTGATGCAGATAAAAATAATCCTTTCTATAATTCTGTTTTAGCGGCTGAATACGCTAAAGAAAATCTCCCTAGATTAAGAGGATGGAAAGAAGCAAAGATTGAAGAATCAACTGCTTTATACCTCGCTCATCATTTCGGTGTATTTGGCGCTAACTTGATCTTTGATAAGATCAATAAGAAGCCTGATACCCCTATGGAAGAAACAGTTAGCCCTGCTACATTTAAAGCTAACTTCAATGAGTTAAATAACCAAACCGCTGGTTCGTATGTGCAAGCGGTTGAAAATAAATTTGCTAAGCTTAGCGGTAAAACCTTTAAACCGAAAGAATATGCAGCTAAGTCTGTTGATTCAGCAAGTACTCCTTCTGAAAGCACAGGCGGCATGATGCAAGCCAATATGACTACATCGGCTCCATCTGCTACTAATGCCGTTCAAACTCCTAAAGTGGATACTTCAACAAAGCCAGCTATAGCACAAGCTAAACCTAGCATTTCTTCTTCTAGTTACAGTAGTTCTGTTTCTAATACTGCTGCTAGAGAAATACCTGTGCAAAACTCTATGAAAGATATGTTTAGTACCAGTAAGATGGAAAGCATTTTAGCGGACCAACTTACGGAGCTAAGCAATATCGCTGGTCTCTTAAAATCTATCGATGGTAAGTTTGATTTGGATAAGTTAAAAGGATTGGCAGGCGGTAATACTACCCAATCACCGGCTCCTTTAAATAAAAACATTCCCTCGAACAGTATTGATTTATCACGTAAAAAGATTACAACGTAAATAGAACCTCTCCTACAGGACAACCTGTAGGAGAGGATTTCTTATTCGATAAGAGCGATTAACATTACATATACATAAATTGCATTCCGCAAATTCTTAATAGTTCTTTCAGAGATAGATTTCTTATTGTACTTATAGATTTCCTTGATTAACTTATCACCTTCGGCTTTTAACTTAGTGATGTTAATCTCATTACCGCGAGCGTACAGAACGTTACCAACTAAACTGTTAATAACTTCAAGAACGTTAGATTTATTCGACAGATAGATATTATTACGATGTAAGTACTCAATGCTGTTTACTAGAACATCGTTAATAAACTTTTTAAATTTAAGATGATTATCTCGACCAGTATAGCTAAACTCTAAAGACAAATCGAGAGTCTCTTCAAGTTGTTTATAAGAAACACTGTTAATGATATCGATGGTAACATCCAGATAATCTTTACGGATAAAAGTCTTCTTATCCGTTAACATCCCTTCTAGTTTGGTAAAATAACTCTCAGGAGTATTAAGCTTATCCAGAATAACTTCTTGACCTTCTACGTCATTAACCACGTTACTCTTACTCTTGATAACTTCATCCTTTTCCATCATGTCGATAAACTCGGCATAGATGTTCTTTAACGTATCCTTAGTTCTGTTAAACAAATCTGTGATCGCATTAGGAAGCTCGGAATCTTTATCAAACTTTACGAGAATATCTAAGAACTTACTGTTTAAATATTCTTCGCTACGGTAAGAACAATATTCATTCCAGTTCTTTAATCTCTTAATCACATAACGATTACTCAACCTTTCCGAAAGGCTAACAGCCTTCTCTTCAGAGATCGGATAGATAAAGTAGTTACTAGAGATAAGAACCAAGGTTCTATAGTTAAAGTAGTTTAATACTTCTTTAGCATATTCAAGTCTCTTATCTTGAGAGAGTGTTTGATTCGTTAAGAAACGATGAGCCATATAGAACGTGATTAAGTTAATATCATCACGCGCTATCTTAAAACTTTTACTAATAGTTGTTATCTTATCGATGGCATTTACAACTTCATCGCATTCAAAGCCGAAGATATTGTTGTAGAAAATATTCTTATCGTAAGTTGTGTACTTGATATAATAGCACCCTATGAGTTTGCTTCCAAAGAGGTGCTTATGATCTTCGTTTTTAGTGATGAACTCAATGTTATTAAACACTAACTTCTTATACAAAGCTGTATCGAAGTTAAAGTCTTTAAAGAATTCATCTAGAACTTGTTTGACTTTCATGACAAATTAAGCTTCTTCTGAATAAACCTGATGAAACTCTCTAAGGTATAAAAGACATTCTCAGTCTTATTACCGATGTTCGTTAAGAACCATTCTTCTTCTGGTGTTTTAAAGCCATTGTTGTGAATAAAGACCGCATCGTCTTTTTGAATACTATTAAAAGTCTCTAACGGAGCACTGTTAATATCTTCAGTAGAAATAGCTTTAACATCAGAACTGTTCGCATCGTCTTGTTGTTGAATCTCTACTTGATTACTAAGCGTTTTATGGAGTGCCTTAGCAACAATTTCAGAGATAGAACCAACCACAGTAACGGTTAAGTGTTCTGGTTGTTCTTCTTGTTGTTGAGCTTGTTGCTCATTATTACTTTCTGTATCTTTTTTCTCTTCGTATTTCTTAAGAATAAAGGTAGCCATGTTCACCTCTAATGGTTAAATTCAAAAGATCCTTTATCTGATTTTGAAATATAGTTGGTAGCATATATATTAATTGGGCTGTTACCCGATATTGATTATTTAAAAAAATAATCTTATATATTAGGTGACAGATAGTAAAAAATCTATTAAGAAGGAGTACTAGTAATGCTGAACGTTTATTGCTGCGGTGGAGCCGGTAGCAACGTTGGTAAACAAATTACTGATTTGGATATTAATGTATCTTTCATCGATACCTCTGATTCGAACCATAAAGGTGTTGATCCGGAAAAGATCTATCAAATTGAGGGCATTGATGGTGCTGGTAAAGACCGCAATGTTACCTATGAAAACTTTAAGAATCCTGATGAAGTCTTGATTCGCTTCAAGCCTTCTCCCCAATTGAATGTGGTTATCTCTTCGCTGTCGGGTGGTAGCGGTAGTATCATCGCGCCGGTGTTGACACGAGAACTGATCAAGCAAGGTCATAACACGATCGTCATTGCGGTCGATAGTACTCATTCTGTTAAAGAAATTGATAACTCGATTAAGACTTTGAAGACGTACAAGTCTTTCTCGAATACTGTTAAGAAAGCGATCTCCATTTTCTATATCGAGAACAAATCTCGTAAAGAAGCAGATCAGCGCGCTATTCAATTCATCAATATGCTCTCGCTGTTGGTGAACAAAGAACATACTGAAGAATTCGATACGTCGGATCTTCGTAATTTTATCAACTTTGATAATGTTACGGAAAACGAACCGAGTGTATCGATTATCGAAATTAATCCTAACGAGACTGTGGTTCCGGAAAAGAACACTACCATCGTTAGCACTATTCTGCTCACCACTGATAAGAATAGCACTATTAGTCAGGTCATCCCTGAATACTTATCGACTTGTATTGTCACTGACAAAAATTACAAGAACGAAGATATCCGTATTGATAACACGCTGGGCAAGTTGACGATTATTGTTAACAATCTTGAAGCCTTGAAAAAGGACCATCAAGATAACAAGACGATCAACAAGTTCAAAGAACTAGATGTGCAAGCATCTACTGAAGACGGCGTCGTACTATAGTAAAGTAGATTAGACATAGAAGGCACGGACCTTCTATGTCTTTTCTGTGTTTTGGGGTTTCTATGTATAAATGGAATAGACGCGGTCCAGGTCACGAAGTTTCTAGTGTAGGAGACAAACGCTTCTCAGCTATGTTTGCTAAATTAGAAGACGGTAGAACCATAGAGATGCACTATCAATGTGATATAAAGGGTTATGATCCTGGAGGAAAGGAGTGGCGACTTGGTAAAGGGAAACCGCCTTTACGAAAAGATGTAGATTTATGGAAAGAGTATCTTGACTTATGGAGGCAATGGGCAGAAAGAAATCCAAATTTAATAGAAGAATTAAAAGTACTAGCGGGTTTAAAAAACTGTACTCTAACTGATTGTTTTGCTAAAACGCCAATCAATCAAGCAAGGGCGCTAGCTGTTATTTTGAATGAAAGGTATATTCAAAATGCAGGTTAACCATCTTGTTCAATTGCATCTCGTAGATAGGTGCAACGTGATAAAAACAATTAAGGGTAGTTCAAACGCATTCTAGAGGAAGGGTAGTTTATTAACACACACTCGCTCGTAACTCGTGGTAAAAGAAAAGACAAATGTAGTTATAATAAATAGATCTTTAATAATAATAAATACAATAAACTAAACTTCTCTGGGATGTTTTCTTCTAGACCATATGAACTCTATCAATAGGAGCTAAATTATGTTTAAGTGGGGAAAATATTCTCGCGGATATGAAGTATCACTGAAAGGTGATACCAGGTTTTGTGACCAGTATGCTGTTTTACCGGGTGGTAGGACGATTTTAGAAGTTTTTAACTGTGACGTAAAAGGGTATTGCCCAGGAGGTACTAATTGGAAATTAGGTCATAACAAGCCGCCTTTAGATCGCACCAAGGATCTTTGGGAAGAGTATTTAAATCTCTGGCGTGAGTGGGCTGATTGTAATCCGCATCTTATCCAAGAACTTAAGGTTCTCGGTATGTATCACGATTATACTCTCACTGATAGAGATGCTGCTACCAATATCAATGCCGCTCGTGCATTGATTACTATTCTGAATGAACGATATGCTGAAGAAGGAATTTCTTCGGTCTATTCTTCTGGAATGGGGATGACTAATAGCATAGCACAGAGACACAGTACTCTTATTGCTCACTAGCAGTAAAGTGTAGCAACTAACTAAAGAACAAAGCGGACGCAAGTCTCGCTATTAGTAATATATTAAAGACGAAGCTGATGAAACATCTAGCCAGTAATAATATTAATAAAAACGAAGCTAGCGAAAGCTTAGCCATTATTAACCCAACTAGTTATAAGGAAAAGATCTACTCGGCTACCAAGAGGTAGCCGAGTAGATATGCCCTCTTTTTCTACGCAGTACTTTTTTTGCTTTCATAGCCTTAAATCCATTTACATGTTTTTAATTCTATAAAGCTTCTCTGTTAATTCCTTTTCTGTTTGGTAAGAGAAGGTATCAGCAAAGACATTGTCTCGTAAAGCACGAGTAGCTAAGCGCTTCCAGTCATTCAGATAATGCCGGTTCAGATCTTTATTCTTAGCCACGTCATATAAGAATAACATATAATTTAATCGACTCGCCAGAACAGCCCAGCGAACTTGACGTGTTACACCAAGATCATCTAAAGCCAATAACTCGCTGGCATCGATTCTAAAGATCAATTGGATGTTATGTAAGATGTTAACGAAGTCTAAACGTTTATTGGTGATGACGTCTAGCGTGTGATCTACATACCGATTGATTTGCGTATGCGGTTCAAAGATCTTAAAACGGTGTTTGAATTTAGGCGTTACTTCTTCTTGCCCGTAAAACCGATCCATAACCTTATTGAGAAACACATGATCGATTTCATCTTCCATCATCGTGCTAAGAACATACTTAATGACAAAGTGATTCTTATTTAACACGATGGATTCTTCATCCGGCTTAATGGCCTGATCTTTAATGAACTCGCGATATTTAATCGATAGCTTTGGAATGTTGATAAGAATAACATCTAAACCAGAACGACTGCCGTCATCATTACCAATTGGTACTAACAACTTGGTGTCGTTTCTATTATGTTTGAGAATGTTAATTGCTCTAGCGCGTTTCCAATCCCGTTCTACATCTTGAACGTTAAAGTTTTCATAACTCGAAATAATTATCTCTTCTCCTTCATTACCGAAGAAATGAGAAGGATGAACAATGCCTTTTTCTATGTCGCTTGTAAATTTAAAATGTTTAGCCAAATATTTGGTCTTATCGTTCGCAAAATCTAAATACCGGTAACTATCATAACTTAAGTAAGTCGGAAAGTGTTCTAGTATTCTCGACAATATATGGGTATTCTTGACAGCAAAATTTCTATCTTGGTAATAATTCTCAATACTGTCTTTGTTAAAAACATACAGTCTTCTTAGATAGTTAATATCGCTGGGTGATATAACTCCGCTTACCGGAGCTTTGTTAATATACTCTCGGTTAAAAATGTCTAGATATAGCATTGGCTTACCTTTAAGAATTCACAGGATTGCAGGGATAATAATTTAGTTTATATAACTGCATCTGAATAGATTATAATAGCATATATATTAGTTGTAGTTTCCTGGTAAATCGAAACTAAAGGAGTTAACTTGTGTACACTGATAGGGGATAAAAAGTGACGACTGTTTCTTATATTGGAGTCCAAAACCATACACAAAAGCTTATTCAAAAATTTCTAGCAGGGGAGGAATTTACACTAGAGCTTTCTGAACAAGTATTTCAGACATTTAGTAAAGTGGATCAGACTAGTTATTTAACTATGCTGGAACACGTTAAAAATCTTCTCAACAATCTTAAGAAGGATCGAATCTACGATTTCATTATCCTTAACAGTGCTTATGAGCTGTTGGATAAAGAGAAAGCAGTTTTGGTGCGTTACATTAACATTAGTTATAAGGGGAATAAGAATATCATTATTCTGAACAATAACGTTTTACATATCGGTTCCTATTACGAGAAGTATGGGGAACTTGAAGTGAAAAAATATATCGATAAAGTTATTAATGAATTGCGTATTAAGAACAGCTTTAAGCAGTTCAAACAGAAAGCACAAAACTGGAAAAGAAAAATATTCTTTCCTTTCAACTTTCTGAGTTTCAAAGCTAGTCATTAAAAAAATACTAGCTCGTATATATAGTGAAGACAATCACAGTTGACAAACTGTGGTTAGCTTAGCATCAACTAAGTGTTTCTTAAATTCAATTTACAACTAAGGAGTTAAAACATGGCTGTTAACGTCGGTTCCGGTACCAAGAAAAATCAACAAACTCAATCCCACGGCGCACAAAACGTGGATCAACTCAATACTCAACAACAACATGGTGCTGGATTCTTCCCGCAGTTTGGTATTTCTTCCCGTCTGTCGACCTATGGTTCCGGCGGTGAGATGTACGAAAAGCTGTTCGAGAAGATTCAAGCCAAGGTCAAGTTCCTGAATGAAGAAGTCAAGACCGAAGAAAAGTATGCGGCTATTAAGCTTCTGAAGCAAAACGCTGGTCTGAACTATTCTGGTATCGTCGTAACTGAAAGCGCTGGTAACATTACCTCTGCTCACGTTCTGATGATCGAGAAGACCGGTGAATATCCGGAAAAGCTGACCGAAAACATCGCTGGTGTTCGTTACGAAATCACTCGTACTCCGGCTGACGCAATGGATGAGAAGTATATCTCTCAAGCAACCATTGCGGTGGCTGAAGCACTGAAGATCGATCCGAACTCGATCGTCATCACGGACGGTACTCTGGTGCCGAACGAATTCGATGTGACCAGTGACGTGCAAGTGTCTGAACTGATCAACAACACGTTCAACGCAATCCACTCGGAAAATGCGATTCGTGTGTCGGATTACAAGGGCATGAACATCGCGCAACTGCTGAACGCTAACCGTAATGGTAAGTTCTTCATCAATCTGTACTTCAACAGTGACGAAGCAAACTTCTTCGATCAAACCGGTCTGCCGGTGCGTCAAGACATCTGCATCTCGCTGTCGTATAAGGTTGGTGCAAACCAGAACAACAAGTCGATCAATCAAGGCTTTGACTCGTATGACATCGTCAAGACCTACGGCTACGTTGACTTCGAGTTCGTCGGTCCGTCCATCGTGAACAACATGATGACGAGCCAGAAGTTTGTTCCGAACTTCATCATCACCCATATCGAATCTCAGGTTGCTCCGACGCCGGACATTCTGATGCTCGGTGTGGCTTCGGTTCTGGCTGTGAACGACGATCTGAACTGGATGCAAGCATTCCGTAGCACTCCGGGTAAGAAGAACGAAGTCGACTACAACGATATCGGTGCACTGAATATCGAAGCCAATCTGGAAAACAATCCGACTGGTTTTGGTAAGAAGTACGATACCAAGGCTAAGACCTTCACGGTGGCTGAACTGAACAAGTACATCCAATCGCTGGTGCGTCCGAACCTGCTGGTGTCGATCGATATTCCGAAGGCTGGTCCGGAAACCTGGTATACTTCGGTGTTCCAGTACATCAAGTTCCGTAACGACAAGAATGGTTTCGAGCGTGTTGCTAACAGCATCGCGACGATGACCAACGGTGTGTATCAGCATGGCAACATCCCGATGTTTGCAGATGTCTCCAATAAGATCCACGGCGGCTTCTACAAGAGCAAGGATGGCTACAAGGACGTGCGTCATCTGTCCTCGTACCTGTCGGTGGCGAACTATATCTCCGACACGAATCAACAACCGATTCTGATTTCTCAGTACACGAACACGCTGTACAACAGCTCGATTCCGGCTGAACTGCGTGCTGCTGAGCGTCGTAAGTTTGTTGATGAAATGTCGAACAAGACTGCAGTCTACAAGCAATTCTACGACCGTCTGACTTTCAATGCTCACTTCCTCGTGAACATGGTCAACAGTCTGAAAGCTTCTGGCTTCAACCCGATCTTCAGCAACATGGGTGCAGTCAACGATATGTTTGTTCGTCGTAGCAGCGTGGACTTCACGAACGCGATGCTGGGCGCTGACGCTCGTATCATGGGTCAGAACAACATGTTCGGTAGTTTCTTCATGCCGTATAACTACAACCGTACCTTCTAATCGAAGGTAATAGCAAAGGCTACCAGAGAGAAATCTCTGGTAGCTTTTTTCTTTTAATGACGAGGGAAATATGATTAATGAAAATAAAGTGTATCGCTACTTAAAACTTAGAAGTAGACGTAATGGATTTATCAGAGGCACAACTGTTTGTCGTCATCTTAATATCCGTTTCAAAGATCTTAAAAAGCTCGATGACATTAATGGTATTGGAAGTATCGGAGTAGCTGCATATGAAATGAAGACTCGTGAAGCTAGACGTTACGCTAAACGTAATGCTTACTGTGCAGATTTCCGTGGAATGTTTAGACTCAACGATAGAATCTATTGCATCAAGCAAAAGAAAATACGTAAAGGAAAGAACCCGATTAATTTCCATCTGTTAAAATAATTTTGTTTCTGAAACCTATATAAGTACATATATAATACTTGGACCTTATCAAGAATATTGATAAAAGTACTCAATGCTCTTATAGAGTGAATATCCTAGAAAGGATTGATATGTCGACAACACGACCATTTTTACCAGCCTGGACAGTGGTAGTGCATACAAAAGAACAAACAAGTATTTGGCTAGGTACAGCATATTACTTCTTCGATATTGAAGAAGAAGCCAGTGCCTTTTACCAAGCACAATGTGATAAAGGACTCGGTGTAGTTAAAAGACCTTTTTATCTAGGAAACGACGTGAAGTATATGAACGTCTGTGAACAAGTAAGAATACATGAAGCACTTAAAAAAGGAGATGTAAATGCCAGTAGTTCTTAAGTTAAAGAATTTCGATGAAATATATACATCCTTACAAACCGATAAAATCTTAGTAAATCATATCGACATCTTCAATACCGAAACGAAGGAGATGCTCGATCAGCTTATCATTAAGAACTATTCAGAAGACAATCTTTCTATTATTCCGTCTTGTCAGTGCGGAGAATTGAAAGGTACTTATTACGTTGGTGATGTCTGTTCTCATTGCGGAACAACCGTGACGTCTTCGGTAGATGATAACATTTCCTTCTTGCTCTGGATGCAAACACCGCAAGAAGTAGAGTATTTCATTTCCCCTATCATCCTCTCGATTCTGATTGATCGATATAAGATTACTAAGCCTAATGTACCGTTGATTAAATACATTATGCTTCCTAATTACTTAATCGATAAGAAACAACAGAAAAAGAATTTAGGTTTATTAGAGAAGCTTGACTTTTTACTTCAAGCAAACAATATTAAACGAGGCTACAATAGCTTCGTACAGAATTTCTTTAAGATTATTGAAATCTTGGATACCGAATTCGTTAAGGAAAAAGCAGCAGAAAAGCAAGCTTTCTACGAGTTCTTGATGCACAACAAAGACAAGATTTTCAGTCGTTATTTACCGTTCCCAAACAAAATTATGTTTGCAATGGATAGTAACGAACTGGGTAAGTTTATTGACAAGAGTCTGTTGAATCCTATCAACGTGATTCGTCGAGTGACGGGTATCGATCTGTATACGAAACCGTCGCATATTAAGCAAACTAAAGTAGCAAAGAGTTTGATTGACCTTGCTGAGTTCTATAAGGGTTATATGAAGACAACGTTCTTCAGTAAGCCTGGACTTATTCGACAGCATATTAGTTCTACGCGTAGTCACTTTACGGGGCGTGCTGTAGTAGTAAGTATCTTTGGACCGCATGAGTATGACGAGCTACATATTCCCTGGAGTTTGTCTTGTTCTTTGTTAAGAGAACATATTCTCAATCGACTGTATGCAAGAGGTTATAGCTATAAACAAGCGATTAACTTCCTTATCTTCCATAATAAAATCTATCATCCGATGCTAGATGAGATCTTCCGAGAAATCATCCTGGCTTCTGGTAGTGGTATTAAAGCCCTATTTAATCGTAATCCTTCCCTACACCGTGGTTCGATACAAACAGTTAGAATTACGAAGGTGAAGACAGACGTAGAAGACAATACGTTTAGTATGAGTTATCTGATTGCAGCAAGCTTTAATGCGGACTTCGATGGCGATGAATTGAATCTGACGTTGCCGTTGACTGAACGTGTCCATAAGCATATGGATAACTTCGAGTCGCATCACAATCTGCTTTCTCTTACTGGACCGAACGACTTCACGTCGAATATTAAGTTTCCGAAAACGATTGTAAGTACCTTAAGTAACTGGTTCAATAATTAAAAGTGAAACTCTCCTACTTTCGGGTAGGAGAGTCTTCTTTTTCAAAAAGGAGTTTAGTATGAAAAAATTGAATGTGATTAAGTTTCCTAAGCTTTTTAAACCTAAGACTTACGACCTAGCGTCTTCCCCTGTCGCAGAAAAGAGTTGTGGAAATTGCGCTCATTATCGACGCGGAATAATAGCCGCTATGGAATCAGATAAATGTTTGCATTATCCGACTGCTTCTTTACTGGACGTTAACAATCAGATATGTGGTGTTAAAGAACGTCCTCTCTGGTCAAAGAAGAAAGGTCTTCTTACTCGTTTCGTCAATTGGTTGCTTTAAAGGAAAAGTATGCTTACTGATCAACAACACCAAGATCGTCTTCGAACATATCATCGTATTCTTAAATTGAAATGGATGAATGGTTTACCTAAACGTGTGCAAAATGTGATTGCAGCATATGGCAGTGACCAAAAACATTTTACTAAAAGTACTTTGATTGCTGATATAAAAAGTGGAATCTTTCTTCAAACAGCAATCAATCCTGGACCTAAAACTGTTGACATTATCGAAAACCATTTTGGTATCGCTACTCCTAAAGAAACAATCACAGGAGTAGCTGTTAGGGCTAACGGTAAGCTCTATAAGTTACCTAAACCTAATAGACACCATCATGTTCTCGGCCTCATCCATAAAGAAACAAAAAAAGAAGTATTTGCTGAAGAAGAAGGTTTTATTACTTCTCTCGGTAGATATGTTAATCGAAAAGAAGCATATCGGATTGCTAAAGCAGCGAATCAATTTCTGCCAAGGCACTTTAACTCGGGAGAACTTTATTCCGAATGTGTTTGGTAATTAGATTTTTACAGCTTTTGGAATTAATATGACTGCATATATAGTAGTTGACGATACTTTAGGAGATTTCAATGGGCCAGGTTCTAAATATATCAGAACCAGCACTGGATCTTGTCCTCTACGGGAATAAGTCCAACATTCTTAATAATTACATAGCTCAACAATTACAGCAGGTCCGTCCTGCTTTTAATGAATTTAGTAACCGTATTTATCAGAGTCTACAAAATAGTTATAACTTCATTAACGACAAGATGGTGCAGTATGGACTAATGAATCAGCTTGTCAATAGTGGAATACAAGTTGTTGATAATTACTATGTAGCTCTTAATAGTTTCACTGAACTTCAAAACGCAAATCCCACAATGCAACGTTGGGTGATGTGTCATCCTCATACCAGACAACTCTATCTCGATCAGAACATCGACGGGTACAGCGATAGCTATAGAAATGTCTTTGGTAAAGGAGTCGGTGAACAAGATTACAACTATTGTCTGGTGATGGATGGTGTAGTTCAAGACACCGATAATGGTTTCGTAGTGAAGCATTATATTCAAGATCTACTTCCCGGAGATAAGGAATTAGTTCATTTTGAAAAGATGCCTATTCTTCACACTCATGATTGTATGGATTATATCATAGAGACGTGTAAGTTTGACTTTACAGTTAAAAGTACAGACCCTATTAAACGTAACGGATAAACCTTTATTTAACAGAGGCTAAAAGTGAATCTGAATCAAGAGCAATTAGTAGAACTGAACACCTTACTTAAATCGCAGAAGCTTGATCTCCCTTCTTTTAGACGAGAGGTACGTTCTTGCGGTACTAACTTTGGATGGCTGCAAAAGCATCTTACCATGAAGAATCCTGACGCACCTGCTCGACTGAAGGAACTTCTGGGTATTCAAGAGCGTAAGCAAAAACCTCAGGTTACTGAGGAAGAGGAAGAGTCTTCCGAAGCGCTCGAATAAAGCCAGCAACAAGTAATAACGGAAGAGCTAGATAACCTCTAGCTCTTCTTTTTTTTTCTGGAGAATAACAAAAATGAAACTATCAGCAAAAGTCTTCTCGTTCATTTTACTTTGCTTAGGATTATGGTCTGTATATTCTAAGCTAGGTTTTAAGTTTAACGTGGACTTTTTGATTCCAGCAATTCTATTAATCGGTGGGTTTATTCTAGCCCATGTAGATAACAAAACGTATTACGAAGATCGTACAAGGAAGTGTAAAAATGATAAACTTTTTTAAGAATCCTTCTGTTTTATCTGGTGTTGCTCACGCAACTATGTTGATATTTCTATTTAACAACTACAGTGGTTTTGAATTAACTAAGTTTGTGATAGTTGTGATCTTATTATTTATATCCACTACCTTGGACTTTAAAGCAGGATTTAATGCCGGTAAGCTTGCTCTTATCCAGTCGAACCAATCTAAGAAACCTAAACAAAGCATCCACTGGGATCATAAAGATCCTTTAGAACAAGTTATTAATGATCATCCTGTCTGCTTGTTTGATATGGAATTCGATGTTAATGATGCTCTACGAGGAACCTTAAAAGGTGGTTCTATACATTTATTGCGTAAAGACGGACATTATACCACGTTGATGTTGCTGCACGATGGTTGGGTGTATGGCTGTGATACAAGCATCGGAAAAGATGTTTTGAAAGATAGTTGTCGTTATATTCCAATGGTAACTATCGACGCTATTGAGCTTTGTGAAAAAGCACAAGATAGTCTAAAAAGAAAATTACACAATTAAAGGTTATTAAAATGAAAGTAGTGATTTATCATACGAATTGTAATGATGGTTTGTTTGCTGCGCTATGTGCGTGGCAAAAGTTTGGTATGGATGCTTTGTATATTCCGGTGAATTACAAACCTATACAAGAGATGGAACCGATGGATGCATTGCGGTTTATCTTTAGTAAAGAGACTGCTAAGTCTGTAGACGCTATCGGTAATAGTAAATATAAAGTTCAAGACGTTACAGAAGAGAACTACAAAGACGTTGAACTATTCGTATTAGATTATAGTTTCCCGGTTGATCACTTCATCACTCATTGCGGTGAATTTAAGAGCGTGACTGTATTGGATCATCATGAGAAAGCTATTAAAGATTATTGCGAGATCTTCCATCATATCGTAGACAACAATGGATGGAAAGTTCTTACTCCTTTTGATAATTGCAAACTTATCTTCGCAGAAAAAGAATCTGGAGCTAAACTATCTTGGATGTATTTTAATCCTGGTGTAGAAGTTCCTGGCTATATTGAACTAGTGAGCGATAGAGACCTGTGGAAGTTCAAGCTTGAATATACTCGTTCTTTCCACGCTGGTATTAAGACTCTCAACGAAAGTAACTTTAGAGCTTTAGAGCAAAATGTTAAGTTCGGTATTAATCGTATTCTTGATCTAGGTAAGTATAGTGAGAGAATGGTTAATGACCGCATTAAAGCTCTGAAGAACTCTAATTGCAGATTTATTACTATTCATCACAAGGGTAAGAGATACAAAGCTGGTTTAGTGAATTGCTATCTCGACATCGCTAGTGATCTTTGTGCTAAGATTATTAAAGATGAAGAATGCAAAATAGCTATTGCATATAACATACATAGAGACGATATTGTAGGTTGTAGTATTCGCTCTAACAATGAACTTGCTATGCCTATTGCTGAAAGGTTTGGCGGTGGCGGTCATTTGAATGCATCTGGATTTAGCATTACTCTGGATCAATTATTCAATATACTGACTACAGGTATATTGGAGGCTTAAATGACGAAAGCTATAGCAAGCTTATCAGAACAAGGATGGATCACAGATAGCGCTAAGATATTGAATCACATCTTAAGCTATTACATCTTAACTGATAATGCTCAGACTCTTGTATTTCAAGATAACTTAATTAACTTACCCTCTACTTATTATCAGTTTATCAATGATCCCACTGGTATGGCTTCTGCTGTAAAGTCTGATCTGGATAAATTAATTAGCAGATACTTCTCAATTGCTGATGTAAACACGGAAGTTAAGAAACTCAGCGATAGTAAGTATGCGATTCTTCTGTATGCAGCGGCAGTAACAGAAGACAACACTCGTGTTGAGTTAAGTAAAGTTGTCGAGATTTCCTCTACTGGGTTAAGAAAGATTATTGAGGTTAATAACTTCGGTGACGGTCGGTCTTATTTAGCTGCGTTAAATTAATAATACCGGTAGGTATAATTTGATTTCTAGGACTGGAGTTTATCGTGAGTTTAGAGAACCAATTAACTAATGTAAGAAACGCCTTATTAGCGGAAATGGAAAAGAGTAAGACTGTGGTTTTTCAAGGCTTACTCGAAAATCCTTTAATTAATCAAATACCAGAAAGCTTATTTGTAAACTACTTCTTACCGCATTTTATCGGAAAAGGTACTAATCCTAACTGGGTGATGGAATGGATTAGTATTGCTGGTACACCGATGGCAGAAGTAGCTGTATTTAAAGATGGTACTAGTGAACATTTGTTTAACGTTCCTAGTTTACTTTATACCAATAACCTCTTTATGCAAAGAAAAGGTGGTGATCTTGGTGATATCTTTACTAAGTATGAACAGTTGAATAATAACTTACCAGTAAATGGATTGTCTTTTTTATTGGAAGCTCTTAATACCAAGAATCATGAACTGTTAAGTAATCTTAATCTACAAGGGGTGAACTCTGTGTGGTTAGGTATCTTTCAGCGCTATGGTCTTGTGAATGCTAACCAATCCGCTACTAATGGAGCTACTCAGGAAAATAACTTAAATGATTTCCTTGAATTCTAATCGATAAGCTATACCAGGAAACTGGTATAGCTTATCTTTCTTGTATTTTTTGAGTTAGCTACGACTATAAAGGAGTTTAATATGCTTGATAATGCTATCGGTATTGTGGGTGTGGATGGTCACACACCTATATACCAGCCAGATGCACGCTGGACGATGTGGAGTATACATGAAATTTACCGTGGTGAAACTGGTAAGAATAAATATATCCCGAAGTTAAGAGACTATGTAATTGAACCTGAAACGGGAGCTACTTGGATTGTTACAGATTTAAATAACGTAACCTTTATTCCTGAGTTATCTCCTATTAGTATGAAGAATGAAATTAGCGTAGATGAACTTCTTTCATCTACTGCTGATAACTATCGTGTTTACTATGATAAGTCTATCACTCCGTTTACACTTACCGTAGATGGATTTATGAGAACTTATAGTAGTACCGCTAGTTTTGCGAGAATCTATAAGGGTCCTTTCATTGATCCTACTAAGATCATTTCTAGACGGTATGACAACAACGGCAACTTTGTCGGACATGACATTCCGTTACAATTGGTCTCGTTTAATAGTCAGCAAAACTATGCGATTAAGAGTATTCCGACTTGCAATACCGATGTTACTCTGACCGACGGAGAACAATGCACTGTTGTGATATTTGATACTGGTGGTAAAGTAATTACTAAATCTAGTTGCATCGTTGATGAAACGACGTTTGTTGCTCAAGCTTACGCAGAACAAAAATATATCACTAACATCTTTATTAAGAGTGTCTTCATCACTGACACCAATTCTGATGAAATTAATTATCCGGTTAACTTACCGATTCCTTCTTTCAATCCGATTGGTGTGGTGCAATACAACGATGGATCGCAAGTGGAATATCCAGTTGACGGCGATAAGTTTAGACTGTATGGCTTAGATCAATTTGTAAGTACCATTGTTGGACATAAAGTCCCGTTGGTATTGAGTTATCGTCTTGATAGTAGTGAATCGGCATTAGCGACGATTGAATCGGATAATTACTATGTCACTCGACCGTATAAGTTAGTGGTGAGTAATCCGAACAGAAGTTACAACGTTAAGCTGTTTGTTTACCCTGTGTGGACAGATGCTATTAACGGTTATACGTATAAAGCATTCTTGATGAATCTGGACAGAAACATTCTGTACGATGTCACGAATGTGATTGCGTTGGCAGCTAATTCCGCTACGTTTAATCCGTTAGCTTACGGTATTACGCAGCGCTTAACGTTTACTGTTGATCTCGCAAATGTCTCTGGTATTTACAATCACTTCTTGCATGTACAAACCGTAGATATCATTCTGCGTGGTCCTGCGAACGATCCTAGTGTTACGAATGTTTGGGAAGTTGGTTCTCAAGTTCCGACAAGTATTCCTTACTTCGGTACTAATCTTCGCGCTGAGCGTGATGGTATTACTTCGACTAAGATTACTATCGGTAACAACTTAGATACTGTTGAACAGTTTATTACTAAACTTTATAGAACAACTTTACCGTTGTTTAATCCGTTAACAGAATTAGAAGCTCCTGATCCGACGCATATCGAGGTTCGTTATTTAACTGAATCTATTATTGTTCCTATCTCTGATTATAATCAACAATTTGTTTTCCCGAATCCTATACCGGCTTATGCTAATATCGACGTAGTCTTCCTAAAAGAAACTATTTCTGGTTATCTTAAGCTTAGTATTGCCTCACTTACCGTGAGGTAAATATGTTACAAGCACTCAAAAACTATTTATTAAAAAGGATATATAAATTTCTTATCTTTAAAACGGTAGTATTAGATAAAGACACGGTTAGTGCGTATAGCAAAATGGTAGCATTTTGTTCTGTTGATATTGAGACTGATAAAGGTCCTTTTACTTTTGTCTTTAAAGAAGATCGAAGAAGAAGAAAAAGAGCAATATTTGGTATTTTTTATATCAACAACTATGTTATTGAACTTAATGTACCACAAGGTATAGCGAGCATAGATAAAGTCATTGAAAACAAAATTGTGATCGTCGTAAAGATCATGTTGTTTAAAGTAGACTATAATCTGCTAACTGAAGTTCTAACCGATCTTTATTTAGATAAAATTCTCGAATACATTGCAGCCCATGAAGCATAAGCAGAAAAAAGTTAAAGAAGATAGACAACCTAGGAGCAATCCTAGGTTGTCTTCTTTTATTTAAGTTGCTCGTTTAAGTCTTCGATCTCGATTGATTTGTTCCAACATTTCCTCTACCGAGATGACGTTGTTAGAGACATTCAATTCACTTGCAATCTTCTTAATCTTAAGTTCTAATTGCTTAGCGATAATAGGATTATGTTCATCTTTATAATTATCCAGTAAGGTATTAAACTGACGTTCTAATTCCATGTATTCTTCTTCTTGGTAATCATCATTCGCAGACGAATACTTTTCATCGAGATACACTTTATTCGACTTTAACATATTGTACGTATCAATCCCGTACAGATTCAGGTTCTTACCGTGAGTAAGTAACCAGTAGTTTAATAGACTGCAAATGACCAAGTCATCATTCCCACCGTCAGGGTGATCAATACGATTGTTTTTAATGATCAGTGAAGAGATTTGTGTTACTAATTTCTCGTCATACAAGCAATAGCCAGTGAACTTAAGCATAGAGATAAGCGTGGTGCTATATAGCTCAGAACGAGAAGTCACGCCAGTGCCAGAAGTCACAAAACCAATATGCTTCTTATACTTAACAAACACAGAATCATCATAGTAACGAGCTTTAATGATTTCTTCGTATTCTTTCTGATATTGTTCTTTATTCTGGAAGATCGTGTTATATAAACGAGTAAACGGATTGATCTCGTGAGTTAACAACTTTTGAATGATGTAATCGATGATACTTGCTGCTGAACTACGACGTTCAATAATCATGGTACTGTTCTCGTATTTCAGTAAGAACGATACAAAGAAGTCTGCTAATGTAATCAGGTTAATTTCGTTAAAGGTAGCCGTACAAATGATCTCACCGTTCGTATGATCACGTACTACAAATCCAATATCATCTCGTCCTACCCCGTCTGAGGTATCCACACCGATGACAAAGTGATGTCCGTTATTCTTTCTCCATTCAACTTCTTCTTTCGGGATATACCAACGAAGTAGATAATTGTAAGGAGCATAGAATTCCGAGAAAGGTAATTCGACTACATGCTTTTTAATGATCTCGATATATTCTTTCGGGATCGGCGACTTATTAGAACCAGACAACCATTGGTTAAAGATATCTCGTTTGATGTTTTCAGGAGTAGAAATGTTCTCTGCTAATTTCTTTTCCAGCCATTCATCGTCATAACCTAACTGACGATAACTTAACGTGATGTTAATGATAGGACGCTTGGCTTCATTCTTACCTGCATTCGAATTCTTATAAATTAATTCGTTCAGATCTTTTAAATTTAAAGCATCAAAGAAATGCTCATCTAACGTAGTAGCCGCATTAGCAAGTTGGAACACATATTTACCGTCACGGTCATCGGTGTTACCAGCAGTTGTCGCTAAGATAGTCCCGTAAGGCTTTCCATTGGCTTCTGCCGCAGTACGTGCAGCATTACCCGACATTAGCATCGCACCCATAGCGATAGCGATATTATCAATAAACGCCGCTTCGTCAACGAGGTTAATCGGTGAGGTAAAACCACGACCTACTTTTTCAGCTTGCTTAGGGGATGAGGACGACAGCGCGCCTTTAAACGAGTTATTGATCGGTTCCTTCAAACGGACTTCGTCGGTATTGAAAATATCTTTCTTCGTTGAGAAGTTAAGATACTCAGGTAACTCATCGAATAAATCTTTAACTTTCTTTAACGTTTCAGCTTTCAGACCTTCCGATTTAGTCAGAAGGTTGATAAACGTATTAGTAGAACCAAAGTTAAGTAAGTATTTAACTAGTTCCATTAACATCGTCGTCTTACCGGTCTGACGCAGAATAACGATCAAGACCATGACATGGTTAAAAAAGAACCAATACAACGCAATATTGGCTCGATTTGCTTGGAACATCGTTGGTACTAAACTACCAGGAACGGGAATACGAGCGACTTCTCTTAACGCATACCAGAAATTATTTTTACATTCATAAAGGACTTTTGCTTTAATATGGATCGGTAAATTTTCATCGAAAGGATCGACGTGTTCTAGTTCAGGTTGCAGTAGCGATAAATGGAACGCACAGTTCTTCACACCCATGCGATGATAGATTTCTGCTAGTCTAAGAAAAGATTCGTTCTTAGTACTGTAGTGAATAATAGCATTTGGGTGCTTATCTACCCAGTCAGATTCAAATAAGATCATAGTTAATATTCTCCCTATGGTTATAGGTATAGTCAAATTATCGGAAGAACTAGTGAAATTAAAAAAGACTGGAGTATTTTTTGAATCCAATAAAGGAAAAGGCTATGTTATTACTGCTTAATCAGTTTATACTCAAACAAGCTATAAGAAGTCCGTTATATCTTCTTAACCCGACAATCGTTCCTCAGGAGTTAGTTTCCTTACCTAGATTTTCTGTTTTGCACTATCTTGAAACCAAACAAGAAAATCATTTTCCGGTAAGAGATCTTTATTACTTTAGAAACATCTCTAGTAATAAGAAGATTCCTATCACGCATATCTTAGATCTGGAAAGTAAAGACGAGACTACTAGTATCGAGAATAAGCTTGCTGCTGCTGAAACTCGGAAGTGGAACCAGTCTAATTTAAAGTACTTCAGACCAACAGATCTGTTAGAGATTCCTAACACAGACACTAATCTGATTGCTCTTTACAATTACAATCTGCTCAAAGATCTGTATAAATATAAGACCTCTCCGCAGGCTAACTACTATAAATTCTTCAACTTAAATTATACTTATTGGAATAATGTTCAGAAAGCTATTGTTGCGGATACTGAATCGGTACATTTTGTCTCGATTAATCTACCGAACAATATTCCTAATTACAACGTCATTAACGTACTGTTGAAGTTTAATGTTGTTAAACTTAGCCGTGTCATTAGTGACACTGATCTTCTGCAACTGTTAGATCTTTACAAATGGTTAACTAGCGACACCAGAGGAAGCTCTACGCTGAAAAACATTTCTGATGAAGATTCTAAGAAAATCATCATTGAGTTCAAATATAAAGGTCACAGTTGCTTCTTGCCTTTGCATTTGATTCGTTCGATGAGTAAAGATTCTGAGTTAGAATGTGATGTTAAGGTTCCTGACTTAAAGATTCAAAAAGTTTTTATCTTGATGGTGCATAAAGTCCAAGACAAGATTAACACTCTGCTTGAACAGAATAAAGAAGACGTAGAGATCAAAGACGATACTGTTGAAGAACTGTCTGCGCAAATTAAAGCAGAAGATCAAGAAGTCAATGATGATGATGCTCCGACTGATAAAGATGTATTAGATTCCTTACCTGATATTAATAGCATCGTTAAGATCGATAACATCGAAGGTATTGAAAAAGACTTGGAAGTTAAAAGCTTCGATAACTTAATTGATACCGAGATTACTCGTTTTGAATCGGATAACGAAGAAACCGATAAGCTTTACGAAGAAACTATTCTGAAAGCGGAAAAGGAAGCAGAAGTTGTCACGGAAGAGACTCCTGTTATTGCTAACATTCCGCCAGAGACTATTGAAACACTTTTAAGTAATAAAACTACGGAAGACCGTTTTAATAAATACATCCAAGAAGCTATAGAGTTTAAGACTCTTACTTCTAGTGAAATAAGAGCACTTAAGAAGACCAGAGAAGCACGCGTATTACTTAAGTCTCCGTATGATAAAGATACTGCATTAGATATTTCTAAACGTATTACTCCTCTTGACGTGGAGTTAACTCCGCAAGAGTTAAAACTCAATATCGATAGTAACTTAGTAGAAGACAATTTAAAGAAAGAAGTTATCAACAAGTTCGATAAGAAGTACATTGATAATGTTCTTAAGAAAGATGTGATCGCTTGTGTTAGTCATTTAGAGAACTCGAATCTGATTATCAAAGACTACACAGTGGAAGAAAATAAGACTTCGTTAGGGAACTACGAAGTGCATAAGTTAACGGTGAAGCCTTTCAATGCAAAAGAATCAACGATCTATTTTAGATTACCGAAGATTGACAAAGAAGGTGAGTTCATTGCATCCGGTATTAAGTATCGTATGCGTAAACAAAGAACCGATCTGCCGATTCGTAAGATCTCTTCTACGAAGGTAGCACTTACTAGTAACTATGGTAAGTTGTTTATCTTTAGAACAGAAAAGAAAGCTAACGATCCTTACGAGTATCTGGCTAACTTTATTCGTAACAATTACATCAATGAAGAAGGTTTAGTTACCAAGATTGTTCCTGGTGGCAGAAATCTCAATCATGTTAACTTACCTAACATCTATCACTATCTAAGCACACAGTTCACTGAAATTCATACAACGAAGTTCAGCTTACTGTTGAATTACAATGAAAGACATCATTACATCGGTGAGGGTGTTCTAAAAGACATTGAAAGTAAGAAGTTAACCTTCTGTGGTTACTTACCTAATAAGCATATTCTTGTTACTGATTTCTCTGATGTCTTCTATGATTACACGGCTGGCATGACACCTCTGGGTAATATCGAAGAACTGTTGGAATTAGACACTACTAAGATTCCTAAACCTTATAGCGCAATTAAACTGCTTGGAGATAACATTCCTCTGGGTATTTGTATGGCGTATTACTTAGGTTTAAGTGAATTGATTGCTATCACCGGTACACAAGCTACCACGATAGAAAGTAATAAACAGTATAAACCTAACCGTAACGAGATAGTTTTGAAGTTTAGCGACTACAAGCTTATTCTTACGATACCGAACAAAGAAACTGAATTACTGTTCAATGGTTTCTTCTACTACAAAGACTTTATTAAACAACACTCGATTCGAGAATTTGGTTATAAAGATATCTATCTGAATTTGTTAGAGTTTAGAGACGGTAGCTTAATCCATATTAAAGAGTTAAATCTTCTCGAAGAGTTATTTTTAGATCCAATCACTGTCGATGTTCTAAAGAGTATCAATGAACCGACAGATTATTTTAGACTGTTATTGAGAGCCAATGAACTACTCAGAGATTTCTCTTATCCTGATATTAATGACCCTAGCTATTCTCGAATTCGTGGTTACGACCGTATACCTGGGTTAATGTACAAAGCTTTGTCCGAGAGTATCCGTGACTATAAGTTTAAGAATGGTAATAAGAGTAAAGTAGAACTTGACCCGTATAAGGTTTGGAACTACATTACCCAAGATAGTACTGTTAAGATTACTGAAGATATCAATCCTATTCTGGATGTCAAAGAAGCAGAGACGTTAACTCTTTCTGGCTCTGACGGCTTGAATAAAGACGCTACACCGAAGTTATTGAGACGTTACCATAAGAACGATCTCGGATTGATTTCTGAAGCGACTGTGGATAGCTCTGACGTTGCTTTAAATATTTATCTGACTCCTTTTGCGAAGATCAAGAACGTAAGAGGATTAGTCGATAACAACAATGTAGAAAGCCAAGAGAATAAATCGAAAGTGTTTTCGACTTCTGTTCTCTTAGCGCCTATGTCTGAATATGACGATCCCAAGCGTATTAACTTCGTTAGTATTCAGAACTCACATACCATCTCTTCTCAGGGTTATGCACAACCGATTCTGCGAACAGGTTTTGAATATGTGATGCCTTATAAGGTAGGTAGTTTGTATTGTTCTATTGCTAAAGATAGTGGTGAAGTGGTAGAGAAAACTGCCAAGCTTCTCACTGTTAAATATAAGAGTGGAGAAATTGAATCTATTCCTCTGGGTAATAAATACGGAAGAATGGAAGGTTCGGTTTATCCGCATTCGTTAGTCTCTGATTTGAATGTCGGTACTAAGTTTAAGAAAGACGATTATCTCGTTTACAATGAAAACTTCTTCGAGAAAGATTGGTTAGACCCGTCGAAGCTAGTGATGAAATTTGGTAGAAATGTTTCTGTTGCTTTAACGATGAATGAAGAAGTGTTTGAGGACTCCTCGGCTATTTCTTCGGAACTCAGTAAGCAAATGACGACTACCATTGTAAAGGAAAAGATCTTCGTTATTGAGTTCGGTAAGAATATCATCAATGTACTACCGGAAGGAACTGCTGTTGATCCTAACACGATTCTGTTTACGGTAGTCGATGAAAATACGGATTACAATAACTTATCGGAGTCCACTATTGAAATGCTGCAGAGTTTAGCATCACTATCTCCTAAAGCTAAAGTCAATGGTGTTATAGATCGATATGAGGTAAAATATAACGGTGAAACATCCGATATGTCTCCAAGTATCAAGAAACTAGTTAATAGATTAGATCGATTAACTTATGATGAGACTAAAGGAACGGAATACGAAGTCACAAACAATCGTGTTACTTCTGAATATCGTTCTGAAGGCAAAAACCTTCATTTAGATACGTTAGAGTTAAAAGTCTTTATTAAGATTGATATTACTTCTGCTGTCGGTGACAAAGGTGTGTTCGCTAACCAGATGAAATCAGTTATCTCGGATGTGTATACTTCGACGATAACGACGGAGTCGGGATTACGTGTTGACGCTATGTTTAGTTATAAGGGTATTTTGAATCGTATTGTGAACAGTCCGATTCTCATGGGTACTACTAACCGATTAGTCAAGCATGTTAGTAAGAAAGTAGCTGATGTGTACTTTGGTAGTTAATCGCTAAATCTCCACTCACGGGGTTCGTCCTCGTGAGTGGTTGAATTTTTTGATTTTTAATAAAGGAAATTAGACATGCCAGTCACTTATCCTCTCGACTTAACAGGAGTTAGCCCTGCTAACCTTGTAACTAATGAATTACATAGTGTTAACGAAGCCCATTTTAGAGACTACTTCTTTATTGTACCTAACTTTGCTCCGTTCTATGTAGATAACTTTAAAGCTACTATTACCATTGGTAGTACCACTAGAGATCTCGTTGAAGATGTGGACTTCTCTTTTGCTTTGTCTTATGTCACCGGTACGCGTGTGACTGGTAAAGCAATGTATGGAGCGATCACACTTCATAATTTAAACTTGAACGGTATTATTAATCTTCAAGCTTATCAGACTATCGGTGGTGATCAAATCGCTGACCGCTTACAAGTTCTGACCCTATTGGCAGATAAAGCCTATAATCCTCGAACGACGATTTGGGATATTCTTACTAATGTTCCGAATGCCTTGCCGCCTTCTCCTCACTATCAAGACTATGACCAATTTTTCGGTCAAGAAGAAGTAGTGAATGCGTTAGGTCAGATTCGTGACGCGATCATTCAAAATTCGTCGTTGACGCAAGATCAAATTGCTCAGTTCTTACAACTGTTAAATGCGGGTAATCTCTCCACCTTCATGAAGAGAACCGGCGACAACATGACTGGACCTTTAACTCTATACGGTCCGCCAATCACTGATTTACATGCTGCCACGAAGAAATATGTCGATGATAACACTATCAATTCTGATGAGTTATCGAATTACATGTCGCAATATCATAATGCAACGTATGTAGATCAAGCTTTAGGAAATAAAGTCAACAAAGTTGGCGATACGATGACAGGTCATCTGACGTTAAATGCTGATCCTATTCAGAATTTACACGCAGCGACTAAAAACTATGTAGATACTACTAAATCAAATCTTGAGTCGCAAATTCAACAAGTCGCTTCTTCTGTTCAAGAATTAAGCCAAAACCCTGTGACAAAAGAATATGTCGATAATAAACTCGCTGAAGTATTAGCTTATATTCAATCAGTCGTAATTAATAGAGCGTAATTAATATATTAAGTAGGTATCTTAGAGAATAAAATCTCTTGGAGTAATAGTACCTGGGGTTGTATAGGGAACTAAAGCCTAGTAATAGGAAATACACCATTAGTAATTTTTTTAACAAAGGAGTTTAGTAATGAAACTTAATATTTATGGCAATATGCCTATTATTACCCCTCGCGACCCACAAGTCCCGATGGAAGCGGCTAATAAGAACTACGTTGACAACACGATGGCACAACATGCTAACAACATGTCGCTGCACCTGACCGTTGATCAAAATACGTTTCTTGATAGCTTAACTATTAACGCTACCGAAGCTAACAGACTGTCTGGTATTACTGGCAACGTCCAAACTCAATTGGATAATAAAGTTGCTCTGTCTGGTAGTGTGATGACTGGTCTACTGACTCTGTCTGGTAATCCTACTGGTAATTTACACGCTGCAACGAAACAGTACGTAGATAGTCAAGACGCGTTAAATGTCAGCAAAGCTGGCGACACGATGACTGGCGATCTTACCCTGAAGGGTGATCCGACTAGTGCTCTGCATGCTGCGCCGAAGCAGTATGTTGACGCCACTGTCAATAGTCACGCTGATGACGCTACCAAGCACTTGACTGCTGCCCAAAACACGTTCTTAGACGCGGTGACGGTCTCGTCGACTGAAGTCAACCAACTCGCTGGTGTTACCTCTGCTGTCCAGACTCAATTAGACAGTAAGTTACCGAAGTCGGGCGGTACGATGACTGGTGATCTGGTTCTGAACGCAGACCCGACCGCTAATCTGCAAGCTGCTACTAAGAACTATGTTGATACCAAAGACGCATTGAAGGTCAACAAAGCCGGTGACACCATGACTGGTGCTCTGGTTCTGCCGGGTAATCCGACGGCTAGCTTAGAAGCAGCACCGAAGCAATATGTGGATAGCACGGTATCGACCCATGCTAGCGACACTGCGCTGCACTTAACGGCATCGCAGAATACGTTCTTAGACGCGGTGACGGTATCGTCGACTGAAGTGAACCGTTTGGCTGGTGTGACCAGTGATGTTCAGACGCAACTTGATAGTAAACTGGCATTAGCCGGTGGTACTATGACTGGTAGTCTGAACCTTGCTGCTGACCCGACCGTCAGTACGGAAGCCGCTACGAAGAACTACGTTGACACTAAGGACGGTCTGAAAGTCAGTAAAGCTGGTGACACGATGACTGGCGCGTTAACGCTGGCTGGTAATCCTGAGAATGCTCTTGAAGCTGCGCCGAAGCAGTACGTTGATAGTACAGTTACGTCGCACGCTGATGATGCTACCAAGCACTTGACTGCTGCTCAGAATACTTTCCTCGACGGCGTTTCTGTTAGTTCGACGGAAGTTAATCGCTTGTCTGGTGTTACTGACAACGTTCAGACCCAACTCGACGCTAAGCTGAATCTGGCTGGCGGCACGATGACTGGTACTCTGGTGCTGTCTGGTGCTCCTGTTAATCCGTCTGATGCTGTCACGAAGACTTACGCTGACACGCAAGACGCTCTGAAGGTCAGTAAGTCCGGCGACACGATGACTGGTGCGCTGACTCTGCCTGGCGATCCTACGACTAATCTGCAAGCTGCTACGAAGCAGTATGTTGATAGTACTGTGACTGATCACGCTAACGATGCTGCTAAGCACCTTACCGTTGCTCAGAATACCTTCCTTGACGCTGTTACCGTTACCGCAACTGAAGTTAATCAGTTAAGTGGTGTTGGTAGCAACGTTCAATCGCAACTCGATGACAAGTTTGCTAAAGCTGGTGGTTTGATTACTGGCGACGTCACGCTTGATACTGGTAAGACGATCTTCGTTTCGAAGGTTCCGGATGCTGGTACTGAAGTTGTCAATAAGGCTTATGTTGATTCGAAACTCAACGGTCAGGATTGGAAAGATCCTGTCACTGATGTTGAGCTTGTCGATATCGCTCTTGATACTCCTCCTGCTTCTCCGGTTGCTAAGGATGTATATATCATTGGTGATGCCCCGACTGGCGCTTGGGCTGGTAAAGCTGGCTATGCTACTTTCCACAATGGCACTGAATGGGTCTTCCTGCAAGGTCGTGCTGTAGCCGCTGGCGATCGTTTCGGTGTGGCGTTTACGTCTGCTACCGCTCTGACTGGTACTCTGGTTGGTCAAGGTAAGAAGATCATCACGATTATCGATGCCACTCCGGGTGCAATTCAGTTTACCACTGACGCTCTGAGCGCTGCTGCTACGACTCTGGTATTCGATCCGCAATCTTCGAAATTCGGTGTGTCTTACACGCTGACTGACGAAGGCAACTGGGTTCCGACTAATACCTCGGTTAACTTGACGGCTGGTGAAGCTTTAGATCTGTCTGGTAATATTCTTAACGTCAAACATGGCGATGGCTTAGAAGTCAATGCTGACGTTCTCGAAGTTAAGCTTGATACTTCTACTGGTGTTGAATTCACCGCTGGTGGTGCTGTTGCTGTTAAGCGTGATGGTACTACGATTTCTGCTTCTGCTAATGGTATTAAGGTTAGCGACGCGGTAATTTCTGATATCGCTGATAAAGTTTCGAAGACTGGCACTAGTGCTGTTACTGGTTCTGTTACCTTCGACACGAATGCTTCGCTGAAGACTAACTTTACTGCAACTGACGATGCTCACGTTGTTAATAAAGGTTATGTTGATGCCGCTGATGAAGCTCTTGACGGTCGTGTAGATACGCTGGAAACCACTGTTGGTACTCTTAACAGTGATCCGACGACTAAGACTTATGTCGATCAACAAGACGCTCTGAAGGTCTCCAAAGCTGGCGATACGATGACTGGTGCTCTCACGCTGCCGGGTGATCCTACTGCTGATCTGCAAGCTGCGCCTAAGCAATATGTGGACAGCACGGTATCGACGCACGCAAGCGACGATGCTCGTCACTTAACCACTGCTCAGAATACGTTCCTTGACGCTGTTACGGTATCTGCTACTGAAGTGAACCGTCTTAACGGCGTAACTAGTAACGTTCAAACCCAAATCGATAGTAAACTGGCGTTAGCTGGTGGTACGATGACTGGTGCATTAGCACTGGCTGCTGATCCGACTGAGAATCTGCAAGCTGCGACGAAGCAGTACGTAGATACTAAGGACGCTACTAAGGTTTCCAAAGCTGGCGACACCATGACTGGTGCTCTGACGCTTCCTGGTAACCCGACGGCTGATCTGGAAGCTGCACCGAAGCAATACGTAGATAGTTCTGTTAGCGCTCACGCTAACGACGATGCCCGTCATATGACGGTGGAGCAAAATGCATTCCTGGATGCTGTTACTGTTGATGCAACTGAAATTAACCAGTTAGATGGTGTAACTGATAACGTTCAGATGCAAATCGATAGTAAGTTGTCGAAGTCTGGTGGTACCATGACTGGTGCTATTACTCTTCCGGCTGATCCGATCAATGCTCTCGAAGCTGCTACTAAGCAATATGTAGATACTCAAGATGGTACGAAGGTCGCTAAGGCTGGTGATACCATGACTGGGTTCTTGACTCTTAACGCTGATCCGACTTCGGCTCTGCATGCTACTACTAAACAGTATGTAGATAGCAATCTGAATAGTCACGTTGAAGATACTGCAGTGCATATGACTGCGGCTCAAAACACGTTCCTTGATGCCCTTACGGTGACTTCGACTGAAGTCAATCGTTTAAGTGGTGTATCGAGTAATGTTCAGACTCAACTCAATGCTAAGTTGAATCTGGCTGGCGGTACGATGACTGGCGTTCTCACGTTAGACGCTGATCCGACTGATAATCTGCAAGCTGCGACTAAGCAGTACGTAGACAATCAAGATGCAACGAAGGTGAATAAAGCTGGCGACACGATGACTGGTGCGTTAACGCTGCCCGGTGATCCGACTTCGGCTCTGCAAGCTGCTACGAAGGGCTACGTCGACACTAATCTGTCTTCGCATGCAACTGATAATACGATTCACATCACTGCTGCACAAAATACCTTCCTTGATGGTATCAGTGTTACTGCTGAAGAAGTGAATCATCTCGAAGGTGTTGACGAAAACGTCCAACTCCAGATTGATAGCAAACTCAATCTGACCGGTGGTACTTTAACTGGTTTCTTGACGCTGCACGCTAATCCGACTGCTAATCTCGAAGCTGCTCCTAAGCAGTATGTTGATTCGCAAGATGCATTGAAAGTCTCGAAGGCTGGCGACACCATGACTGGTGCTCTGGTTCTTCATGCTGATCCTACCGCTGCGTTCGAAGCTGCTACCAAGCAGTACGTCGATACTAAGGATGGTGATCAGAAGACTTATATTGATAACCAGGATGCCACGAAGGTTAACAAAGCTGGCGATACGATGACCGGCTTCTTGACTCTGAGTGCAGCTCCTACTGCTGATTTGCACGCTTCCACGAAGAAGTATGTGGACGATAAAGATGCAACTCAGAAGACTTATATCGATGAACAAGACTCGGCTCTTGATGGTCGTATTGACACGCTGGAAAGCACCGTCAGTACCCTCAATTCCGATCCTGTTACGAAGAACTATGTAGATAGTCTCGCTGCTACTAAGCTGAACATCGCTGGTGGTACGATGACTGGTTACATTACTCTGCATGCTGATCCGCAGCAGAATATGCATCCTGCAACGAAGCAGTACGTTGACGCAGTTGCACAAGGTCTTTCCACTAAGCCTTCCGTGCGCTTCGCTACGACTGCTAACATTAGTGCTGTTTACAACAACGGTACTTCTGGCGTTAATGCAACATTAACCGGTTCCGCTAATGGCGCTCTTGTCGTTGATGGCAAGACTGTTATGATTGGTAATCGTATCCTTGTTAAGGATCAAACTAACAAAGCTGAAAACGGTGATTACACTGTGCAGCAAGTTGGTGATGCTAGCACGCCGTTCATCCTTAAGCGTGTTTCTACGATTGATGAATCCCATGAAGTTCCGGGTAGCTACTTCTACGTCTATGACGGTGATACGCTCAAAGGTACTGGCTGGGTATTTACTGTTGCCAATCCGGTTACTTTCTCGATTGGTACAGACGATATCAATGTTAATCAGTTCTCCGGTCAAGGTAGTCTGATTGCTGGCGCTGGTTTGACGATGGATGGTAATACCCTCAATATCAATAGCGCTAATTCTGGTCGTATCGTGGTCAATGCTGATAGCATCGATCTGGCGACGACTGGTGTTACTCCGAATAGCTACACTAAGGTTACTGTGGATGGTTACGGTCGTGTTACGGCTGGTTCCAATCCGAACACCTTGGCAGGCTTCGGTATTACTGATGGTCAACAGCTTAACGCTAACCTGACCAGTCTGTCTGCAGTTGTCTCTACCGGTATCGTGGTACGTGATAACACTAACACCATGGTAACGAAGGCTGTTACTCATAGTGGTGTTGGTATCACTGTCACTAACGGTGATGGTGCTGCTGCTGGTAATATCACTATCGTTTCCAATGCTACGAGCGCTGCGACTGCAGACGCAATCGTTTCTCGTGATGCTAGCGGTAACTTTGCTGCTAACATTATCACTGCTTCGCTGAATGGCAATGCTTCTACTGCTACGACGCTCGCAACTTCGCGTGACTTCTCCTTAACGGGCGATATCACTGCGGCTGTTGTTAGCTTCAATGGTAGTGCAAACGTTGCTCTTAATACTAGCCTTACCACTACTGGTGTGGAAGCTGGTACTTACACTCAGGTCACTGTCGATACGAAGGGCCGTGTGAGTGCTGGTTCTAACCCGACCACCATTGCAGGATTAGGTGTTCAAGATGTGTATACGAAGGCTGAAGTTGATGCTATCGTGACGGCTATGGAGAAGAAGTTCAATGAACTCTACCTCTATCTCCTTTCCCGTAGTTAATAACTCATAGACGGTATAGCTCCAGAGAGCCTGTAAAGGCTCTCTGGAGCATTTATTTCACCTTCTGGTTACTTTGTACTACCTACCTTTAAAATCACTTCTGAGAGCGATTTAATAGCGCTATAGAAGAAGATGCAATTGCTATACATATAGCTCACTAATTCCACTTCTTTAGCAACGATATGCACCGCATTGACGAGTTCTTTCTTAGTGGAGTCATTCTTCAGAAGAACACCCGACTTAGTGTTTTGATCAATTAAGATATCAATCAGATCAGATACTTCATTCGCCAGTTTAGAGATATGATTAATCTTCGACAGATTAATAATGCCATCTAACTTTTGAATATCATTATACAGTTGTTCAACATCCGATAACGATTTCAGTAAGTCACCTACATACGCTTTTACAGTGGAGTTAGAGCTAGGGAAATACTTCGCAATATCTTTGCGAGCAGTTTCACTAATCTTTTCAGCTTGTTTGAAATAGCTAATGCCGTACAGCGTCGACACTTTCTCTTCCGAGTACTCATTGATAAACGATGACACCGCCATCTTGAGATTATGCAGGCTTTCTTCCGTATTAGCGATTAACAAATCAGAAGCAGAAATTAACTCAGCCGCATAATCGACATATTTACCTTTGAAATTCTCAGGCTTTAATACCATCTCGTCACGCAGTTCTACCAGCTTTAAGCGTTTGACGACATGTTGTGTTTCAAAACGCGTCGCTAACGTATCGGTTACGATCTTATCGTTATCTAATTTAGCAACAGTACTACCTAAAGTAGCAAAGGTATCTTTCAGTTTATAAAAGAAATCCGAGACAGCTTCTAACGAAATGACCGAAGCAGTGTTATAGTAACCTCTAAATTCTTCCGTCGACAACTTCAGAACTGGAAGCTCTTCACCAGCAAATAACTTAGACATGTAATATACTCCTAGAAAAGGCTAAAATACTTTCTTCCTATCGCAATAGGTTAAACCAAAGAATTTTCCCACTCGGAAGATTTCTCCTCCGAGTGGAAAAGTATTCTAGTAATTTGACAATTGATGCCACAAACGTAATTCATCATTCATATCAATATCACCGACGAACATTGTCATCGGGTTGTCGTCTTGGCTACTATACATCAAATATCCATAAGCGGAATCTGTAGTAACATGTTCATTGATATCTAACGTATAAGTGATTGCTTTAAAGTCTTTAGCTTCGGGATCTTCTTTAATGCCTAAGTAAATAGGGGCATCGATTACATTAGCATCAGATGGAATATAAAGGGAAATCTCCACGATTCCACCATTAGTCTTAAACGATCCTTCTTTACAAGTAAACAAAGCAACACTCATGTCCGGTTTATACAATTCCCAATACAGAGTTGTACCAACAGGATAACCAGAGGTATCTATTTGAATGATAACACTATTACCTTTCACCCAAACCGGATCTTTCTTATCAACCCAAAGATCGTTAATGATTTTTCTTCTGCTTAAGAAGTATAACAGCGCATCATATTGAACAAGCTTATTACTCGGAATGATATGCGGTAATTCATCTGTCTTAAATTTAGACAGTAACGAATTTACAATTTCAAGAACAATGTTAGTTTGACCTAACGTAATGGCTCGTTTAATTCTTTCGAGATAATCAACGATAGGTTCAAAACCAAATACGTCATCCAGTAAGTGACGGTGAATGGTTGGACTAAATTCTGTTGGCTTATTAAAGACGTTCGTCCAGTCAACCGGACGGTTATCATTAATTACCGATTCGTACATATTCGCGATAGCGGTATCATCATAACAATAATGACCACCTAACGCTTGATATGTGATCGTAACGTTAGAACTGACATCTTTGTTGATGATCAGAATCACGGAAGCAATTTCTTTACCATATTTCAGAGTTGCTTCTTGATGCAATTCAACGATTTGATAATCTACACCACGTTTTAATTCTTTTACGCCATCTTTAACAATTAAATGTTCAGCAAAGAACGGACCTAAGTTAGGCGCAATACTACGCGTGGGTCGGTTCGATAACTCATGCGGTTCATCTACGATTTTGTTATTTATATTTTTGCCAGTAATATCGAGATCAAGAGCTACTTGATTATAAGACATTTAGATTACCCCTATCAATCTTTACTAATATTGGTTCGTTCCCTGATGCTTTAACTATAGCTTCTACGAGACTATCAGGGGTTTGTCCTGCGTCTTCGTCATCTATATAACCAATCTGATTATAGAATTCGCTAGCTAAGTCAGAGCAATAATCTTCTTTGGCGTTTCTTTTGAATTTGAATACACCACGTACCATATCTAGTAAACTATATTTATTTCCAAGTCGATTGAATAACACATCGATATGGCTATCTTTGTCTTCAATATTAGTTTTAACTAAATAGAAATCTCTGCACAACGAAATTGGGAATACCTTAACGACTGGCGGCGCTGCATCCACCATCATTAAACGATTACCCATCTTTACTACAATACCAACGTGCGTATACTTCGCTCCGAATATTTTTTGGTATAAAAATAATAGGAAATCGAAAATGTTAGCAACGCTTCTCGTCTTCCAAATGAGAAGGTCACCTGTTTTCATTTCGTGTCTTATGTTGGAATATAAAGTTACCATTTAATAAACTCCTTTTGTGATACAAATCAAACAATTTTGGAGAACGTAATGAAGAAGATAGGCTTTTTATTGTTATTATTATGTAGTACGGCTTTTGCTCAGAAGAATTATATTCCTGAGAAAGCCTTTTCGTATAAAGAAATTATTAAGATAGAACTAGACACTTACTTTCCCACGATTCCAGATTACAATTATATTCCTAGTTTAACGGAACACGAGAGTTGTATTTCTCTCAAACACAGTAGATGCTGGAATAGTACTTCTAGATTAAAAAGCGCAAGAGAAGAAGGAGCAGGTCTTGGGCAAATTACTCGTGCTTATAAAAAAGATGGATCTCTTCGTTTTGATTCTTTACAAGCGATGAAAGATCGCTATAAACAAGAGTTAAAACAAGCGAGTTGGGAAACTATCTATCAAAAACCGGATGTACAGATTCGTATGATGATACTGATGGTCAGAGATGATTATAAAAAGCTTTACAACATAGAAAATCCAATAGAGCGACTTCACATGACTGATGCTTCTTATAATGGAGGTATTGGAGGCTTGTTAAAAGAAAGAAGAGCTTGTGGTATGAGTGCTAGTTGTAATCCTAATATCTGGTTTAATAATGTAGAACGCTTTTGCTTAAAGAGTAAAACCGCTATATATGGACAAAGATCTCCATGTGATATTAATCGTCATCATGTAGAAGATGTATTCCATAATAAGTTACCGAAATACCGAGCTAAGTACTTTACAGAGGAATTATGAAATGAAACGAGATAAGGATTTTATATCCAGTAAACTCTATATTAAAGATGGAAAAATCTACTGCAAAGAGAAATGCATTATTGAATTTCCTAAGTGGTACGAAGATAAAGAACTAGCAACGATTCAAGATGTGGTATATTTTTACGGTGTCTTTAGTATTATCATTGGAGATAAGTACAGCGTATCGGTCATTCCTACACTATGTCAGACTACTCCTATCATGATCAAAGAGATCGAACGAGATGGTGTCGTTTACAATCAATTTGTATACGGTAAAGACGATTGTATTATTAGCAATACTAAAGTGGTTAAGAATGAGTTATTGAGTTATAACTTCTTCGAGACTTTCTATATGTATGCACGGGTGCCTTGGTTCATTGAATACGAAGATTTAGTTCGTATCATGGATAACCTTCCTATCTATGCAAATAGTAACGTGGGTGGTAACTTCATTTCGAATGAATTAACGACTAGCTTTATTACTCGTGTTAAAGACGATAAGAAGAAGTTCTTTAGACAAGATAGTGGTAAGAAGTTTGAATATGTGGATCTGATGAACGTTTACTATAGTGCTTTAAGTACTGTAAATAAGATTGCCGGTAACTACTTCATGGAAAGTATGACTAGTGCAATCGTTCAGAAAGAACCTAAGACAACTAAGTTAGAAGATTTAGTTAGAGAATAGGAGGGAAAGATGCGTCCCAATAACGATGGTTAATTAAAGAAAGATATACACCTGGAGAATACTCTCCAGGTGTATACTTATTTATTACGTCTTAATAAAATAGAATTCCGAAGTAGATTCAGAAGTACTAAAATCAGGAAGTCTGAAATTGTTGGTTTTATCTATAGCAATTATAGCTCCGTTATAGTAAGGAGAATAGTCATTTAAACTACCACTAAACGAAGCAAAACGTATAGTGGAAACAAAACTACCAATCTCTCCACCTAACGTATATATTTTACTGCTTGTAGCTATTACCTGTGAATGTGCTATAAACCCTGTTGCGCCAGTAGCTTGACTCCACGTACCTAAAGTACCGTCAGCGTTGATAGGAGCACTAAATACATCACCGGTATAAGAACCTCCGGCAAAGCCACCTATCAAGTATACACGCTTTCTCGTCACCACAGACTGAGAGAAAACATGATGTACCGGTAGACTAGTGCCTGTTGTCCAAGCACCTAAAGTTCCATCAGCGTTAATAGGAGCAGTGTGAACAGTATCTCTATAGATACCATTTACTTCACCACCCAACAAATACACTCTATTTTTAGTGACCACAATTTGAGCAGCTCTTATAACCGCTGGTAAAGAGCCAGCTCCATTCCAAGTACCCAACGTACCATCAGCATTAATCGGTGCCGTATATATAGAAGAAGAGTTAGAGCCAGAGTTAGTTTGTCCACCCATTATATATACACGATTCTTAGTAACGATAGCATGGCTTTGCATTAAAGTAGAAGGCAAACCAGTGGCGGTCGTCCAAGTACCCAACGTACCATCAGCATTAATCGGCGCGGTATAAACGGTAGAAACTACATTTGTATTATTATGTCCACCTAAGAGGTAAACACGATTCTTAGTAACGATAGCTTGAGAATGACCCAGTTTATCTGGCAAAGGTGAACTTGATGTCCAAGCACCTAACGTACCATCATCGTTAATAGGAGCAGTGTACACGTTAGCAGACCAGTTACTATCAACTTGACCGCCCATTATATATACTCTATTTTTCGTCACAATTGCTTGTGCGTAACCTATAGTAGCTGGTAGATTTCCGTGAGTATTCCAACCAGTTAAAGTACCATCTTGCGTAGTGTTAATATCATATTGTTGCCGCCATGGTTGCCCATTACCTGGTTGAATATCGAATTGGGTATCCCTATAACTATCTTGTATAATTATAGACCCAGAAATATTAGATCCATCGAACTTATTGATCGTTCCATTATAGAAATTAGAGTAATCATTTACACCACCAGAAAAAGATGCTGTATAGACAGAATTCCTAGGTCCTGTATTATAATCAGATCCTCCTAGCAAATATATACGGTTTTTCGTAACAATTGTGTGTAGATCTGATACATATATAGGTAAATTAGTAGCAGTGGTCCACGCACCTAAAGTGCCATCAGTATTGATGGGCGCTGTGTAAACAGTTCTAACATAATTACCACTTGCTATCCATCCTGAGAATATGAATACACGGTTTTTAGTAATGACAGATTGCGCGTGACGCATTGGTCCTGGTAAGGAACTGCCAACTGTCCATGTTCCAATAGTACCATCGCTATTAATAGGGGCGGTATAAACTGTTGAGATTGCGTCACTAGAAGCATTATTACCACCTAACAGATAGACTCTATTTTTAGTAACGATAGCTTGGGAAAGAGATAATTTCTCTGGCAAGGATGTAGTGGTTGTCCAAGCACCAAGAGTACCATCGGAGTTAATCGGAGCAACATGTACCGTATTAATAGGTCCTCCGCTAGTATATCCTCCTAATAAATATACTTTATTTTTAGTCACTACAGTTTGCGGATACACTAAAGTCATAGGTAACGACGTAGTGGTAGTCCAAGCACCTAACGTGCCATCAGTATTGATAGGAGCAGTGTATACTGTAGATGAGTTTGTTCCGTTAACCACACCGCCTAATAAGTATACACGATTTTTAGTAACTACAACTTGTGCGGCATATATAGTCTCTGGTAACGCCGTGCTAGTCGTCCATGTACCAAGAGTACCGTCAGCATTAATAGGCGCAGTATATACAGTGCTTAAATAATTACCACCACCTGTACTCCATCCACCTACTAAATAAGCACGATTATTAGTTACAAAAGCCATTCCGTCAGAAATCGCCATTGGTAGAGCAGTTGCAGATGTCCAATCAGTTATATCGGCATTTTGATTACTATTAAAGTCGTATTGTTGACGCCACGGTTGACCTGCTCCCATTACTGCGTAACTAGTGTAATCTAAAGTCTGTTTAGTGATATAAGGACTAGCAATGGTCTCATATAAAGCACTATACGTTGCTTTACTGATTTCACCGCCGTTACAACGTAAGAAACCAGCAGGAGTCGTGTTAGTCGGTCTACGAATAATAGCACCAGTAGTTACACTAACACCATTGTTGTTTAATGCGTCCACATACTGTTTATTAGCGGCGTGTAAATTGGCAGTAGGATCGTTATTTAACGTTAATGTACCGTCTACAGTACCACCATTAACACTTAAACCGTTCGTAATACCGTAACCAGCAATAGTAGTAGGTTTATTCGAGGAGATTTTATTCCAATTAAACGGCGGAATATCGTCGTTAGTAAGAGCACCACCGTTAAGAACACGACCTTTGGAATCGGTAGTGATCTTTGTATAAGTACCAGCAATAACGCCAGTGTTATTCAGAACAAAGTTACCTGCACCGGTCGCGCTACTCACGTCACCAGTAAAAGCAGGTAATCTGCCAATCGGAATAGTACCCGTTTTAATATTAGCAGCGTTTAAAGAATTGACGGCACTGTCGACATATTGTTTTGGTGCGGCTTCCAACGGGCCAGTAGGATTACCAGCTAAAACAAGAGGACCGGTAAGTGTTGCGCTTAGTCCTTGGTCAAACGCACTCGGTTTGGTACCAGACTGACTAAAGAAATTGACTCTCATATTAAACTCCTTTTTGACTATAGGCTGAAACTCACAGGATGACGTGGTTATAAACTCGCTTAACGAAAATAAAAATCCGAGAGGAATTACCTCTCGGACTTATTCTTTAATTTAGTATTTAACAAAATAATACAATCCATTAACTTCGTTGGATGTAAAATCTGGTAATTTGAAGTTAGCCGGATCAGTGGTGGTTATTGTGCCGTTATAATACGGAGAATAATCATTTAATCCGCCAGAAAAAGATGCAGAATATATAACACCAGTCCAACTTGTAGCGTGATGACCGCCTAATAAATAAATCTTACTATTAGTTACTATGACTTGTGAATTTCTCAATACATCTGGCAATGAAGTGCCAGTGGTCCAAGAACCAAATGTTCCATCAGCATTGATAGACGCCGTATAAACAGTAGATATAGTTCCGCCGTTATTATAACCACCTAATAAATACACTTTATTTTTAGTGACCACTACCTGCGAATAAGATAATGTCACGGGTAAAACACTCCCAGCAACACTCCAAGAACCTATTACTCCATCATCGAAAATTGGAGCAGTGTAAATAGCATCTAGCTCAGTAGAATCACTATAACCTCCAATTACATATACCCTATTTTTAGTAACCACAACTTGAGAGTGAGCTATATTGATAGGGAATGAGGCCGTAGTCGACCATACACCTAACGTACCATCCGAATTAATAACTGCGGTGTAAATAGCAGAAGAAAAAGCACCATTGTTATAACCACCGATGAGATAAATTCTATTTTTTGTAATGATAGCGTTTGAATGTGCCACCTGAACTGGTAAAGTATTTTCTATACTCCACTCACCTATCGTACCGTCAACGTTAATAGTGGCGGTGTAAATTTTATTAACACTAGTGCCGGACAATAAATAGACTCTGTTTTTTGTGACGATCGCTTGAGCATTACTAATGGCTTCTGGTAAAGGAGTACCGGTAGTCCAGCTACCTATTACACCATTAGTATCGATTGGCGCAGTATATACTGTCGTTAAATAACCATTTTGATTATAACCACCTAACAGATAGACTCTACTGTTAGTAACGAATGACTGAGCCCATCCAAAACCAGCGGGTAAATTTCCGGAAATAGACCAATCGTTAATATCAGTACTTTGCTGTGTATTGATATCATATTGTTGACGCCACGGTTGACCAGAACCGATTTGTGATGTCAGAGAATAAGTCTCCCCGATAACATTGTACAGATCGCTATAGGTAATTTTATTAACTTCACCACCATTGCAACGTAAGAACCCAGTAGGTGTAAGATTAGTAAATCGTGCTATAAGGTCTCCAGCTACCGCGTTTACTCCGGTGTTCGAAACAGAATCAACGTACCCTTTGCTAACTGCATGCAATGTTTGTGTGGGATTACTAGGTAAATTTAGATACCCGGTTAAAGTGTCCCCATCTTTAGCTAATGCATCAGTAATACCATAATCAGCAATAGTAGTAGGAAGATTAGCTAGCTTATTCCAATTTAAAGACGGAATATCATCGACCGTTAAATCACCACCACTAGTGACTCTTCCTTTACTATCTATAATTACTTTTGTATAAGTTCCGACCGTTACACCAGTGTTATTAAGAGATATCACCCCACTACTTGTGGCTTTAACTACATCACCGCTAAACGAAGGAAATCGTTGTTCTGATAAGGTTCCAGTATTAATAGCATTCGCGGATATAGAGGTTATCGCCGTATCGATGTAAGATTTAGTGGCAGCTTCTAATGGCTGAACAGGATTTCTTACTAAAGTCAAAGAACTGGTAAGAGTGCCGCCTCTCGTACTAAATCCACTACCAGCCGCTTTTAAAGCGTCTATCGGTAAACTAAGCTTCATCATTAAACTCCTTTTGTAATATTTCAAGTCACAGAATGACTAATACTATCTGTAAAGAATAGCTAACATAAGAACAGAGTTATCTCTGTTCTTATGTTTTATAGCTAATTAGTATTTAATAAAATACGGCATTCCATTTGCTTCTTTAGACGTAAAGTCTGGTAATCTAAAATTACTAGGATCACTTGCAAGAATTAAATTTTCGTAATACGGAGAATAGTCATTTAAACCACCAGAGACAGGCGCGACATATACCGTCAAACTGTATCCCGAGCTTCCGTCGCCACCTAATAAATAGATTTTACTATTAGTCACTATAGCTTGTGAATTACTTAAAATACCTGGCAACGAAGTGCCAGCGACCCAAGAACCCAATGTTCCATCAGCATTGATAGATGCCATATAAACAGTGGATATAGATCCAGTGCTTGGATTAGCGTTCCAGGCCCCTAACAAATAGACGCGGTTCTTAGTGACTATCACACTGGAACTCGCCATAGGTTCAGGTAATGACGTGCCTGTAGTCCATGTCCCCAATGTACCGTCATCGTTAATTATAGCAGTGTATACGGTGGAAACAACGCCACTACTAGTGCGCCCACCTAATAAATAGACTCTGCTTTTTGTGACAACCGCAGTAGAACTAACTAAAACACCGGGTAATGAAGTACCAACACTCCATGCACCTAAGGTACCATCCGTGTTAATCGGAGCGGTATAAACAGTGGAAGAATTAACTCCATTAACATTTCCACCTAGTAAGTATACCCGGTTATAAGTTACGATCGCTTGAGAATATAAAACCGATGCCGGTAGAGATGTACCAGTCGTCCAAGAACCTAAGGTACCATCAGTATTAATCGGAGCAGTGTAAACATTAGTATTGTATGTGCCATTTATAGAACCGCCTATTAAATAGACTCTGTTCTTAGTTACGATAGCTTGGTGTTGATTTATAGGAGCAAGTAACGATGTAGTGGTAGTCCAAGCGCCTAGCGTCCCATCTGCGTTAATAGGCGCGGTATGAACTGTTGTTGAAGTAGAAGAACCACCAACATATCCACCTAAGAGATACACGCGATTTTTCGTCACTACTGCCTGAGAATAAATTCGAGTTGAAGGCAAAGACGTACCTGTTGTCCATCCAGAAATATCAAAACTTTGCGTAGTATTAAATTGGTATTGCTGACGCCACGGTTGTCCTGAACCTTTTATATTTCCATACCAATATACATCTCCTACTACAGCGTACAAAGCACTGTAAGTGGTTTTGCTTAACTCACCGCCATTACAACGTAAGAATCCACTAGGAGTGATAGTCGATGGTCTTGTCACTAAATCCCCTACAGCATAAGCACTGGCAGCGCTAGCCTTATTATCTACATACTGCTTATTTGCAGCTTCTAAATTACTAGTAGGAACGTTATTTAAAGTAAGAAAACCCGTTAAAGTATCCCCGCCTTTAGCTAATCCATCAGTGATACCATAACCACTTAAGGTAGTCGGTTTACCACTGGTAATTTTACTCCAGCTTAAATTAGGAATATCCGTGTTGGTAATATTACCACCAGAGGTTACTCTGCCTTTACTGTTAACAGTAGGTTTAGTATAAGTATTAGCAGCTATACCGGTTGTGTTTAAACTGATACTACCACTACCAGCTTCGCTAGTAATATCACCGGTTAATGCAGGAAATCTTGCTACGTCTAAAGTACCAGTTTTAACATTAGTTGCTAAGATGTTAGTAACACCGGTGTCGATATACTGTTTAGTAGTAGCTTCTAATACTGCTTGAGGGTCTCTAGATAATATAAGCTGTCCTACTATCTGACCACCTAAACTGGTGAACCCGCCTTCTGAATAAGCGTCGTTTTTATGAAGATTAATTCTCATACTAAACTCCTTTTGTAATATTTCAAATCACAGAATGAAACTATTAGAAGAGCTTGGTATTTTTAAAAAACACTCAAGTTGGAATTCTCTGGTCCTTTAGAAAAAGAAATTTTCTATATGAAATATTTAGTCACTTCAGATGTGCATTTAGGACATCTAAAAACACCAACGAAACACATTATCAATTCTTTTAAGAAACATATCTTAAACGAACAAAATACTGATATTGATGTTCTTTTTATATCTGGAGATTTGTTTGATCGCTTATTAGATCTTAATTCTAAAGAAGTACAAGAGATTATTGAGTTCTTCAATCATCTTCTTACTTATTGTATTATCTATGACATTATGATCCGAGTGTTAGAAGGCACTCCTAGTCATGATTGGCAACAGTCGCAAATTTTGGTTAAATTAAACGATATCCGAGTACACAAAGCAGATCTGAAATACTTCAAGATACTGGATATTGAATATAACGAGCGTATTAAGAAACATATCCTCTATATTCCGGATGAATGGTCGAATGATCACGCGGATATAGAAAAGCAAATTAAAGCTAAACTACATGAGCATTGTATTACTCAAGTAGATATTGCAATTCTTCACGGTCAATTTAAATACCAATTTGCTGGTAAACCTTACCACGGTTTCTTTTACAAGGAAGATTATTTCCTTGAATTAGTGAGAGGGTTTATTCATATCGGTCATTATCATATCTATAATCCTTTCGATCGGATTTTACCTAATGGAAGTTTAGAACGTCTAGCGCATGGCGAAGAAGCTGCTAAAGGTTTTATTATTGTCAATGATGACAGTTATACTTTTATTGAAAACACTTCTGCTTTTATTTACAAGACGATTAATATAACTGCTGCTACTACTTTAGAGCGGTTAGATAAACACATCGTTAAATATCCACCTGGCAGCCACATCCGACTGTTATTAAGTAAAGACCATCCGTTTTATATAACGTTTGGTGAGCTTAAGCTCAGGTATATAGATTACAATGTTAAGAAAATTACCAAAGAGAATATATCGGAATCCTCTTCAGTTACATATATTCTATCTGATAATGAATTAGAGTTTAATGATAAGTTTGTGTTAGAAGCAAACATCCATAGTACGTTAGTTGATATCATCACTAATAAACACACTCTCAATTCAATAGAAAATACGAAACTGTTAAACTATATTTCGATATTCAAAGAGGTAAACTCCAATGAATCCAATTCTCTCGAATAGAACACAGTCAGGCTTTCCTGTTTCAATTGGAACAGGTTTAAGTCTTGAGACATTATTTACACCGATTCAAGATGTATATGACGATACACGACAGGTGAATAATCTTCCTGACCTGTCGGTGTATTCCGTGTATATCTTTAACATCTCTACGTTACTTCGTAACTTAATTAACGCGGTAAGTTTTAAAGATCTCGTGGTTATTCCGACGAAAGATATCCTTGAAGCCTTGTTAGAAGAGATTGATTTTCTCACTAACTACTTCACTGCTAATAACATCAATATTAAGTTCTATATTAATAGTTACGATTTTGTAAAGAACACTTATAAAGAAGGTGATAAGTTACGTAAGTCGACGACCGACAAACAACTTTTCACTGACAATATCTATTCCTATTGTTTAAATAAAATCAAAAAAGAAGATGATGTTCAGTTGTTTACGAAAGATATTCGGTATAACAAAACGGACAGTGGATTAATATTCACCCATGTTCCTTTTGATCTTCTTAGTTATGGAAACTTTATTAAATTAGATCTGTTAGAATCGCATACAGGTTTAATTAAAACACGTAAGGATTGGAACACGAAGTATTATCCTATCCCGAATAAAGATATGAGCTTTCTTCCATTCATGGAATATCTTCTCGTTTGTTTTGGTGATCATGTCATGTTTAAACCTGATCCTATAAATAAGCGTTTAGAGTTGTATGAAGCGATGAAGAAAAAGAACGTGAATCCATTAACCTCAGAACTTTCATTTAGCTTTATGTTTGGTGGAAACAAACCTTAATGTAAAAGTAAAGTATCCACCAGAGGAAAACCTCTGGTGGATACTATTTAATTAGAACTGACTGGGAACAGCAGGAATGTCGATCAGTGCCAGTGCTGCGTCGTCCTCAGCAGCAAGGATTTGTTCACGCAGCGAATTCATTTCAAAGAAACGATTACTAAACGCCACTTGAACAGCATTCACAATTGCTTTCAAGTCATCCAGAGTAGCCAGCGGGAAATTGCTATTGTCGTAAGCAATCCATGCCGGAGGCAGATAACCATTAGCAGAATTAATAACCAGAGCTTGCGTCAGACGAGCACGAGCAACTTCGTCAGCGTCGAACATTACACCAAGATATTCCACCGGTTGCTCCAGATACCAATCACGATACTTCTGAAGTTTCTTCAGTGTATTTTGTACTTTGGTTTCAAAAGAAACAAATTCTTGAGCGATAGGGATTTGTACCCATTCTTTACCGACGACAGTAACGTAATGACCTTCTTCGGCTTCCGGACGCGGATCAATAGTGGTATCCGGCGGCAGAATCGGATTACCATTCAGATCCATATCAATATCGATCTCAACAACGTTACCAGCTACATTACGAAAGGCTTTCATAGTTAACTCCTTTACTAACAAAGATTAATACGGGTTATAAATAGTATTTTTTTACATTCTACGTCATCAAGTGATTTTTGATTTTCATCTATGTAAAATGTAATCAACTTCACAGAATTCTTTTACAGCTATTGATAAGTACCTTTCTACAGGAGAATAAAACAAATGAGTAAACTTCTCAAGAAGTATTACGACGTTTCTAAGCTGGTAATTTGGGGTGAGGGCGGACCTGATGCGGACAATGCAAAAAGACCTCGTTTAGTCTTTAGCTTTAGAGATGGTAATCCTCGTTTCACGGTTTACACCGGCTTGACTGGTAAAGAAAGTGTTATCGCTTTCCCTTGTGATTATATTCACATGACAGCTACGATGAATTTCCTAAAAGATATCATCGCTGGTCCTCCTGGTGAAAAGATTATGGTGGATTCATTAGGACCGGTTTATGAAAATAATAAACCCACTAATGATAAACAAGTTAAAGCAACTCTTCATGCCGGTAAATCTAAAGAAGGCATTATCTACTTTAGTGTCATTTCTGAGGGTCGTCCTAAGATCGTATTTCCGATTAAAACTTCTCCGTTCCATGTCTTCAGAGATAGCAATAAGAACGTTATTCCTGAGAGCATCGTTAGTGCGAAAATGGCACTGGGGATGGTCGATTTAATTCTGGATATTATCGGCACCAGTATCGTTAACTATACTAACGAAGAATATTCGAATGGTAAGAAACAAGGTAGTACAGATCCGCAAGGTAACTTCCAAGCAAAAGAAGCTACCTCTAATAAAGAGCTTATTCAGGATCTAGACGACTTGGCACTCTAATTGAAGAAGACCCTATCGCGTTTTTGCGATAGGGTGTCTTTCTTTTTTAACTGGTTTTGGAACTGGTTATAATTGCATATATATTAACTGTATGTAACCAACAAAGGAGTTAAAATGCTGCAATATAAAATCGGGTTAAGTGAATACGGATTAAATGTCCTGCAGGTTATGTTTACTGGTCAGGAGACTATCGAACTCGATTTGACTGATTTCTACAAAGATCAGAACAAAGATCCGTCACTTCTTCATAACCTGTATGTCCAAATTAACGATTATGTTGCGACGTTACCGCAGCATACGCAACGGGATATTTACGATGTCTTCTATAAAGTCTATAACAACGACTATAAGCAAAACTATAGCGACATCAATTATGTCATTAAGTTGGAAAACAACATTGCGAAAGTCTCAGAGCTGTTGAATTACAATAACTTCAAACTTTGGTTTTCTCGCATTAGTCATGGTATACCGATCCCGGACACGGTCTTTGATTCGTATATCTATGATCCGGACATGAACACCACAGAAGAGAAAACTTACATCACAAGTGAGTATCTGGATTTAGCGGGTTTGATTATCTTCATGCGCGCGATCTCTCCGTTGTATATTGATTACTACAATTACATCAAGCAGATCACCACGCATTATTACTACAAGATCTTTATGCTGTTCATTCGTTCTGACATTTACAACTGTCAGGAAATTGAAAAGCTAAAGCGCTATATTGAAGTCAATCAGCAAACGTTGATTGGTAACACTAAAAATGAACATCTTATTATCACTGCAGGTTTGAGTGACGACGATATTCTCGATAGCTTGGTGAGTGAAATCATTTTCAACAAACTGTTGGTAATCGATTTCTTTAACAAGAAGTGTAACATCATCTCTTTCATCTTTCAGACGATCAAATACAAAGGCAACTTTGTGACGTCGGACAGCGTAGTCATTCGTGGTAAAACTACTGTCAATGATCCTAATAAGGACGACATTAGCTACTTCGAAGATTATCGAAAGACTTCGAATATTCCTATCGGTACCGTCGTCGAAATTCAACACGCGTTGAGTAACATTCAATCGCTTGTACATACGCTTGGTTATACAGACTTTAATTATGCGCTGTATGAACAAGAACTGAACAATGTCAAGTTCATCATGGACAAGGGTGTTGATAAGATTCAAGTGTATCTACTCGGTTGGTTCCTAAATAAGATTATCAATCCGAGATCGCTGCACTATATCGAATATCGTAAGCTTGTCGAACTGTTGTTGTTTGCGAAGGTAGTATTGCTGCAACGCGATCAAAAGTTCATCGCTATGCTGCTTAGCTCCTATAAAACAACGGAAGGCAACTACGTTAACATCATTATCCGTAATACTCTTAATAAGAACATCATTAAGAAGCTGAACGATCATTACGGTTTCATCATGGAGGAAGATAAACAGTCCGTGATCGAAAAAACGATTATGGAAATTAGTCGTGAAATCGTCAATAGCTTGTGGGTGCCTGTCGGTACTCCGGAACAATTGGACGGTATAATCAATAGCGAAAATTATCTTGATATTCCGAACAACATTAATGATATTATCTGTTCTTTTGTGGAGTTTGTTAATTCCTAACTGTTTTTAATAATTAAACAAATTTAATACCTCGATTTGATATAGAGGACGGCCAGCAATATAAATTAGCAGCAAACCCGGTAGCAAGAAAAACGTTAAACAACTCTATTTCACAGATACGTTTAAAAGTTCCTTGCTACGCTGGCCGGAATAAATACTTTTGTAACTCCTAATTTTGGAGATTTCCATGAACATGATTGTAACTGAAAACTTTCTTCTCGAAGACTTAACATATATTCCGGTAGGTAATTACAATCCGGTTTTGAATCGTCCTTATGTCGTTAATGCTAAAGACAATGCTATTCAGACGATCGCCGAGCGTATGTATGATACGAAATCGGGTAAGATTACTCCGAATATTATTAACGGTGTCGCAGGCGATATCATTCAACCTAGCTCTGTAGGTTATGCGACTGGCATTAATAGTGACTGGATCAGTACGCGTCGTTTCGTCTTCATTTTGAAAGTGAAGTCATTTGATCACACTGGTATTGAAATCAATTCGTATATCACCGGTTATACTGATTACGATGGGATTAGTGCCAGCGGTCATCCTGACGGCAATCTAAACCATTTTATCAACAACGTAATCGAAACAACCAGTATGGCAATTCAAACGCCGCTGGGAGTTATTCGTAAAGAAAAGCTATATCGTATCTATAATGTGTTCGCAGCGCAAGGTCAACAAGAGCTTTATGCGCAACGTCCTGCTGACGTGTTGGAAAATATCAACATGCTTAACATGGCAAACGTCATGGCAGACGGGCAGCAAATGAACATGTTTAATACGCAAAACTTTATTAACGCTTTCAACCAAAATACGGTTGCCAGTACAATCGATAACAACATCACGACCGAGTATCTGAGTAAGATTTTAACGACGGGCGTGTTGGTGAATAAGAGTAAAGACATTCATATTGACTCGTATAGTATCTCGGAGCAAAACTCCGTTGATTCTAAAGTACCTGAACCCAGTGTCGCTGATAATCGATTCATTAAGTATCTGAGTCGTTTAGCTGGTTTCAAAACTACACGAGAAGTATTTAACTTTAACCAGTTGATGTCGATTGATAACACGATCTACACGCGTTTCAAGCTTATCAATCTGAACAAAGATTATGTCAACCCTGTGATGGCTTCGACGCCGGAAGTTGGGGACTACTGGCATGGTCAAGATCCGGTTACGGTTAAAGCGTATAGCCTGATTGAAAACGCTGTGTCATTGGCTGTGAAGTATGGGTTTAACGTACTGTATTTTACGGCTTCTAACATGTCGAACCCAACAGGACTAGCGGAAGTCTTTATTACTAACTTTAATAGCTTTATTAATCTGGAAGAGCATGATTTCAATTACCTTCTAGAAATATTCAAAGAGAAATTTATCACTGAAGTGTTTCTTAACGAGACTAATGCAGGGAGAATTCCTATGCATATGGAAGGTTATATCGATCTTATTGGTACCAGTAAGATCAATCTTTCGTATGCGGGATTCCCTTCTAATTGGTACACGATTCCGACTTTTGCAAATAGTCTCTTCTCGCCTGTTGTGACGATCGATAAGAACGCATTTGATTATACGAGCTTCCAGCTCAATCAAGTTATCGATACGTTAGCTAACGAACATAATGTCAACAGGTCTTTTTTCTAAAGGAGTTTAGTAATGCAACTTAACCCAACGATGGAGAAGTTCTATCTCTCTATTCTTGACTACGCTGGTATGAAGCTGGAAAACAATGCGTTCGAGAATAAGAGTGAGAAGCTGGGTCCTATCACTATTGATGACCGTAAACTGACACTACCTTATTTTGATAATCTGAAGAATCCGGAAAACAAGATTATCTTCCATCCGTTAAACGAGAATTACACGAGTCCTGAGACAACTGTTTTCAACTTGTTCAAACGGCGTCTGGTATTAGAACTCAATCTGCGACTCAGTTCGCTTATTGTAAGCTTGATTAGTGTTGCTAGTGATGTTCAACTGCAACAGAAGATCAAGTCTAGCAAACTGATCGAACTGGTCAGTGGTATTGGTGAAGTCGATCTGGGTCTCATTGATACGTTCCTGGATGCATCGAAAGCCAGTCGGAAGGTAAATGATGAGGGTTTCCTTCTCGATGTGTTCTTGAAAAAGAACGGTGAAATCAATGACACTCCTTACGCTGCAATTGGTAAGGTCAATTTCGTCTTCTTTAACGAGATTACCAGAGCGTTGTCGGAGAAAGGTGATTATCGCATATTCGGATATAAAGCTACTAAGAAGGCATTGTTGGCTTTTGACAATATCTTCCGTACTATCTTCCCGAGTATTGATTCTCCTGAAACCTTCATGGAGGGTACAGATAACAAGGTGTTCCGTTATCTGAACATTCTGTTGAGGACTTCGTATCAGATTTCACATCGTATTAATGAAGTAGTTGGTTTGCTACAAGAGTTGAATGAACCGACGCTGAATCTAGATGAGATCAAATCGAATCTGGAATGGGTGGAATGCTTGGAAGATCTTTACAGCATGTCAAGTGAAATTAGGTTGATCCCTAATCAACTTGATCTGTCTGTGGAATCGAATAAGCTCAAACTGGATGAGTCCAAAGCAAGTGCTGCTGCGCCTGCAACTGCACAAACTCAAGCTCCTCAGTTTGATCCATCTCGTGCTCAAGCAGCGTCTCAGCCACAAGCTCAACCTGCTTATCCTCAGGCTGCTCAAGCGCCTCGTCAATTGACACCTGAAGAAATCATTCGTGGAAGTATCGGACCTGTTGTAGCACAACCTATGATGCAACCAGGTATGATGCAACCCGGCATGATGATGGCAGGACAACCGATGCAGCAGACCTCCTTTACTCCTTCATGGGTATTGCAAGAGCAAATGAGGACGGGTCAAGTTCCACAGCAGCAAATGCAGCCGGTAATGCAGCCGATGCAACCCATGCAGCCAATGATGCAAACCGTAATGACTCCTCAGGGTGTAATGATGGTACCGCAGCAGCAAATGCAACCTGTGATGCAATCAATGGGACAACCAATGATGCAGCAGGTAATGACGCCGCAAGGTCCGATGTTGGTGCCGGTTCAACAACAACCTCAAGAGACTTCGTTGCAGATCAATCCGCACTTTATTCAGCAACGAAGCGCTGCTCCCTGGGGTTAATAAAAAACAAATAGATTGGTTTAACTACGTTAATAACTAAAATGGATATTGTAGACCGATCTGATATTGAAATTGACAACTATATCAAAGGCACTATTAGGAATAACCTTTCCAAAGGTCCTCGCAATGGTGGCTTAACTCCACAAGGGTTTTGCTACAATTGCGAAAAAGATATTCCTAAGCCGAAACTATTCTGTAACGGTGACTGTGCTAAGCAACATGATATAGCTAATAGAAGAGGAAGATAATAGAAGCTATCCGAGGGTACACCTCGGATAGCTTTTTCTTTTGTTTAGGAAGAAGGGATAGGTGGTTTAATTGCTAGTTGAAATGTATACTTATCACCCATAAAGTCTACTGGGTTATGATAACCATTAATATACATCGTATATAAAAACAGATTCGGAGAAATGTTCAATTGCCTAAATAAGCCAAACAAGTTTCCTTGATATTTATAAGCTACACTGGGATCAATATTTATTTCTTTAAACTCATAGTTGGCTTTGATATAATCGAGATATTGTAAGTTATCGTTCAATTGAATTACATTATCAAACGAATAGTCATTTACTTGAAATGATTCTAACATTTTACATTCCTTTGTATCAATCTTTAGTCACAGGATCTTCTCTAGGAGATTAAAAAAGTACTAAAAACGGAATCCTTCGAACAACAGAGAAAACAACAACCATGCCGACAAACGCTCATCATAAATATTTCCATAAAGAAACATCAGTGGTAGATAGCTGTTTCTTATTAGTAGCAAAGTAAGTAATTAAAAAGAACTATGAAGAAGACTCTCCATAAAGAGTCTTCTTCTAAGAGTTATTGTTTCGGAAGCATCTATAGTTGCATATATATAATATGTAGGTGTTAACGAATACTTCAAAAGGAGAACAAACCGTGGGAAGAACTGAATTGAAAATGGAGTTTCTTGGAAGCTCCGCTCTTAATAGTTTCATTCTAAACACTAGCTCACCCCGAGCGGTAATGGATTTTAATCACGTCAGCCAACATTTACCTCTGCTGACTCCCGACGAATGTGTATTGAAAACTGGTATTGAATACGAGTTTGGAAAATATATTAACGACGTTCGTGTTGACCACGAATGTGTAGTGAAAGCAGTAATTCCGAAGTATAAAGAATACGGCGTAACAGAACCTCCGGTCTATACTCTGTTGGTCGAATATGAAGAAGACGGTCATATCGTGATTGATTTTATCGATGTCGATACATATCGTTCTTCTCATACGTTCTTCGGTTATAAACTGAAACCCACTGCTGACTTCTTAAACATTGGTTATAACACACCGCTTCCGAAAGATACCATTTTAGCTACTACCGATAGCTTGGGTGACGAAGGGGATTATCGATATGGCTTGAATGCGAACGTGGCATTTATGTCTCATCCTTCGGTCTCTGAAGACGGATTTGTTGTCTCGGAGAGTTTCTTAAAACGAGCGCAATCTCATTCTATTGTTAAACGTGTCATCAACATTACCAAAGATACGATTCCGATCAATCTCTACGGTGATAAAGACATCTTCAAGTTCCTTCCTAACATCGGGGAAGCAGTAAGACCTGATGGATTGCTGTGCGCCTTGCGTACACGGAATGACTGGTTTAGTGTGTCGGACATGAATACTAATAACATCTCTGAACCGGATGTTACTTTCGATAACTTAGTGTATGTGAATCCAAACTCTACGGTTATCGATATTAATATCATTCGTGGTAATTATAATAAGCCTGAGTTTAGCGGTAAGATGACGCAACAGCTCGATCAGTATGCAGAAATGCTTATTAACTATTACCGCAATGTGGTTAACAAGTATGAACAAATCATGCAAGAGAAGAAGGCCATGTACGGCAATAACGTCGAAAACGTTGTGAAGCTGTCGCCTAAACTCAATCGCTTCATTGCTGATAGCATGATCAAGATCAATATGGCAACCTATGGTAAGAACAAGCTGTCGCATCGTAAGTTACCGATTGATCAATACCGTATTGAAATTACCACTATCTCTACCATCAAACCGAATCATGGACACAAGATGACAGACATTCACGCAGCCAAAGGCGTGATTTGTCGTGTGTTACCAGATGAAATGATGCCTGTGGATGAACTTGGCAATCGCGTTGATGTGATTACTGATAGTATGTCAACTATTTCTCGTATGAATCTGGGACGAGCGTATCAAGCTTATCTCGGCGCGGTATCGAGAGATGAACGACAAAGGTTTATCAATCATTTCGTTGCGAAGTATGGTACTGATTTCTTATCTAAAGTAACTCAGGACGATTTGGCATTCGTGCGTGATCATCTGCATAGCTTGTATTCGATGATCAATCCGGATATGCAAGAGTTTATTACTTCTCTTAACCAAGAAGAACTCTATGCGCATTTTAAACGGATCGTGGAACACAATCTGACGATCTACTATCCGCCGGATAATGATTACAATATCACTGATGTTATTTACAATATTGACACAAGTAAACATAAACCCCATATTGGCAAGCTAACTTATATCGATGAACTTGGAAACAAAGTAACGACCAACGAAGATATTCGTGTCGGACAGTTGTATTTCATGTTCCTTGAAAAGATTGCTAACAATTATTCTGGTGTGAGTTCGAGTAAGGTCAACAACTTTGGCTTCCCGGTCAAAGGTACTAACTTGGATAAGTTTAAGTATCCGCACTCGTTAACGCCGACTAAGACACTCGGTGAGACAGAAATGCGTATTCTGGAAAGCTTTGCTCCTCCGGAAATGATTGCTGATCTGATCGATATTACTCTCAATCCTATTTCTCATAAGCTTCTTATTAAGAGTATTCTAGAAGGTAACACTGGCTTTGATCCCAACTTTAACATTGATAGACAAAAAGTGGAATACGGTCAGACCAAATCACTCATGATTCTCAAGCATATTTTCAATGCTTGTGGCTTTGATATCACCTATGAGGGAACTACCAATGTTGAAGGTTAATGCGAGAGACATATTTAATATTCCAAGACAAGATGTATGGAATATTCAACAGGGTGATTATGAAGTGTTATATGAAGATGGCAAAGTTGTCATCAATCGACATAAAGAATTAATCTTTAATCGTTATGCGTGGGAACTGATTACTATGTTTCCCAATACGCCTATTACTTCGAGTTGCGATATTAAATCCATCATTGGTGATGGGTACTATAACGCTGATACTCATATTAAGCTTCTGGAATGCATCTTCAAGCATATCTGTGAAGTCAATAATCTTAACTTTTATCATCAAAAAGATCCTTTACTCAAGCTTACTTATAGAGTCTTTAATCTGATTTTCAATGATATCGTGCAACGAGTGTCGGCTGATGTATCGACTATCGACGCGATGGACTTTATTAACTTGGTAAGAGACGAAGAGATCGTTAAGATTCATAGCAATTTGAAGCCTGTTCCTGAATCGATCGATAAGGCTTATAAAGAAATTAAACAGTATGTGAACAAAGGCACAAACAATAATCGCTTCGCGCGTGCCTATCGTTCTAAAGCGATTAACGAAAATCAAGCGAATCAGTGTATCGGTCCTCGTGGCGTGGTCACTGATCTTGATCGTTCTGTATTTACCCAACCCATCATGAATGGGTTTATTAAAGGCATGGGAAACTTGTTCGAGATGATTACCGAATCACGAACAGCAGCTAAGTCTCTCAATGCTAACGATACACATATTAAAATGTCGGAGTATGCATCGCGTCGTATCCAGCTTCTCACGATGTCTGTGACAGGCGTCGATACCTGCGATTGCTGTAGTACCGAGTACATGGATATTCTCGTTACTAAAGACGTTTTAGATAATATCAAGGGTAAGTATTACGTCACTGCTAATGGTAGTTTGGATTATATTCGTGGAAACGAACATCATCTTCTTAACACTATCATTAAGATTCGTACTGCTTTTGGATGTAAAGCTCCTGACCCTACTAAAATCTGTACAACGTGTTTGGGTAAGATCTCTGAAAACTTCAAAGAGAATAGCAATCTTGGGTATACCATGACTGCGTTCTTGATGGAGAAAATGACACAGACGATTCTCTCTACTAAGCACTTAACCCACAGCGTAAGAAAATCTCTTATCAAGTTACAAGGTGCTGCAAACAAGTACTTTTATACGGATGACGAGAATAACATATATTTTAATAAAGATCTTAATCTAAAAGGGTTCTATCTTATTCTACCCAATAGCAAGTTGAATAAACTCGTTGACGTGTTGAATTTGCAACATACCAACATTGCGTTGAATAAGATTGGTGAACTGGAAACTATTATTATTCGGGATACGAACCATAAGAATCCTATCCAGGAAACAGTGGATATTTCGTATAAAGATCGGATGTCGATTATCACTAAACCGTTGTTGGAATATATTAAGTCCATCACGTTAGAAAGTGATTCTAGAGGTAACTTTGTGATTCCTTTAGATACGTTTAATAAAGAAAATCCCGTCTTTAATAACCCGCTTAAAGAAGATAATATTATTTCGTTTGTGAATAAGATCGCCAGCATGATTGAAGCGAATAAGGATAAAATCACTGATCCTTATGAGAAATTGATCACGATCTTTAACACCGTTATTGATAAATTCAAATGTAATATTTCAGTTATTGAGGTCATTGTATACGCAACAACTACCTACAATGCGTTCAATAATAATTATAGGCTAGGAAGAAATAGCGTGCATCCAAGATGTGAAAATAAGACTCTGTTGTTTAGGCATCGTAGTCTGTCTCAGCTTTTGGTGTACGAAGAGCAAAGTAAAGAAATCATTTCCAATGCTCCTATTATCTTCAGTAATGTAAACCGAATGGATCATCCATGTGATGTGTTGTTCCGTCCGCAAGATATTGTAAAGTAAAGTACGAAGAACACCCTTATACGTAAGGGTGTTCTTTTTTATTTTAGTTGGTAGATGAGAACACAAGGGACTAATAATGAACGATAAAGTTCAAACTCTCACGCAAAGCCGTGTAATTCCAATTAAAGTAAAAGATATCGAAGCAATGGGGGTTTGCTATCGATGCCGCTGTTCCGGAAAGAAAGATGCTCTTAAACATTTCGATCCTAAAAATATGATATTTGGTGCATTGTATTTCATGACGAGTCATAATCATTGTAATAGTTGTTCTGGCGAAGGATTCTGGAAGAGGATTCAATAACAGGAAAGATTCGAGTTACATATATAGTAATTGAAATGTAACGTAAAGGAGAAATAAATGCATGTTTTAGTTGATCATCGTTCAATTAAAATCCAAGTTAAAGATATAGCAGAACTATCTTCTACTTGCGTTTGTCGACGCTGTAAAGGTTCTGGTGAAGTATCTAATATGATTTATTACAATCCTAGTGCTGGTTATAGAGGTGGTCTTTACTATGTAACCAACACAAACACCTGTCCCGTGTGCGAAGGTAGGGGATACTGGAAAGTACCTCAACAATAACTGTTTCGTAATGAACTCTAGTAGTTAACGCTACTAGAGTTCTTTTATATAAAAAACTAATCGAGTAATTTGGTGATAGAATTCCTACAATGGAGTAATTTATGAACAAACCCACGGTAAAAATAGAATGTCCTGGTGTCGCGGAAGAAGTAAATGAAAATAAAACTAAGACATTAGGTAACAGCACTATTAAAGTTATTAACCAAAGTGATACTTTCGCTGGAGTGTTTGCATTAATTGTTATAGTTGTTCCTTGGTTAGCAGGATTGGCGATAGCTAAAGGTTTCTGGCAAACTTTCTGTGCTATATTTCCACCATACGCATGGTATTTGGTGGTTGAAAAAGTCATGAAAGCATACGGTGTATTGTGAGCGTTTCTTTAACGTTCTATAATCTCTCAGTAAAGTTAGAGACGAAAGACATGGTTCTTTTGTCTCATATATCTCGTTTTCTAGAAAAGTATTATACCGTTAAAGGTAAAGGGTTTTCTCCTAACGTTCCGGTAGAAGATAAACTCTTTGCTAGTAAGATTAAGAACAGAGGTATATATTTTCTCCATCACAACCAATTCATTCATCTCTATCAACATTTAAAGGAAATCAATTATCCTTTAGTTGTAGAGAACAAAATCGATGAAAGAGATTACACACCAATTCCTGCAGATATGTCTGTAAGAGACGGTTGGGTGTTGAGAGAAAAGCAAGTACCTGTTGCCGAATTTATTTTAGATAATCCTACTAAGTCTAAACTGATCCCATTAAACATGGGTTCTGGTAAAACATTTGTATCTTTACATTCCATTGCGCAGCTAAAACAACGTTTAGCGATTGTTATTCTTCCAGCTTACATTGATAAATGGGTAGGAGATATTGCTACTATTCATAACGCTACGACAAGTGACGTTATGACGATTCAAGGCTCTAAAGAAGTCAGAGCTTTAATTCAAATTGCGCAAAGTGGTAAACTAGAACATAAGTATTACATCTTTAGTAACCGTACTCTTGCCGAGTATATTAAGAGTTATGAAGAAGATCCTGAGTTGTGTGTAGATATGTACGGTGCAGCGCCTATAGATCTATTCCCGCTCTTAGGTATTGGAACATTACTAGTAGATGAAACCCATCAACACTTTCATTCTATTTTTAAGATCCTTTTATACAGCAACGTCAAATTCCAACTTGGTTTATCTGCAACTTTAATGTCAGATGAACATGTGGTGCGACGTGTACACAAGGTAGTGTATCCTGGTAACACCGTCTACGGTGACGCTATGATTAAGAAGTACATAGATGTTTATCCAACAGCCTATGTTATACCGGAACACTTAAAGAAGCTATTCAGAACAAATACATACGGCTCGAATCACTACTCTCATATTGCTTTTGAACAAAGCATCATGAAGAGAAGAGATCTAGTCGAACGCTACTATCGGATCATTGATAGTAATATACAGGATTATTACATCTCAGAATACCAGCAAAAAGATAAGCTATTGATCTTTGTGGCAACTATTCAATTAGCTACTCAATTGACTAAGTTTCTGACAGAAAAGTATCCAGATAAGATTGTCAATCGCTATTGTGATGATGATCCTTATGAAAACTTAATGACTTCAGATATCATTGTCTCTACAGTGTTATCGTCAGGAACAGCGGTTGATATTCCTGATTTACGAGTCGTTATACAAACCGTATCTATTTCTTCTCCGGTAAGTAATCTGCAAGCATTAGGTCGTCTTCGTGAATTACCTAATCGAGATGTGAAGTTCTGTTATCTGTATTCGGATAACATTGCTAAACAAAAAGCTTACCATATGAAACGAGTAGAACTATTTAAAGATAGAACAGCAAACATCGCTTATAGAAGAAGTAGAGTTAGTTTTTAGCAAGAGAGATAACCACTATCTCTCTTTCTTTTTTTATTCAGGGATAATAGGATTATGTCTACACAAGTTATTTTTATTGATGGACCTCATGCTGTAGGTAAAGACTACTTCATCGAAAATTTGATTAAGCAGTTAAAGGAAGAACAACCAGAAAAGAAAGTAGAAGTACTTAGAGCAACGGACTTCCTTACGCCTCTTATTAAAACGAATAGGTTCTATGAACACGATAATAAGTTAAGCACTGAGAACCATGCGATTTTCCATGGTCATCTACGACTTATGAACCGTATTAAAGAACTCATTGATTATAAACTAGCTGATCTGGTTATCGTTAATAGAAGCTTTGCTAGTTTTTTAATCTATAATCTTAATACAGATTTCAATAACAATACCCCACAACTCAACACCATTCTGTCGGAAGACAAGCGACAGTTTATCGATTCGTATACCAGAACGTTTAAGAATATGTTCAGGTATATCTCGACGTTGTTTATCAATCTTACCATCGACGGTGGTACAATTGATGAAAAGGTAGACAATATCGTTGCTCGAATTAAGAGTCGTAGCGAAAACAAAGAAGTTAATGTAGGATATTTGACTTACTTGACAAAGAGTTATAGCGGATTAGATAACATTTTCACGGATATGTTTAACGAACACCAAGAACTGAAATCAGGATCTTTCCACTACGTGATTGCCAAATACCTCACTTAAAATGTTTGAACTTGAGTCTCTTCAAAAAGACAAAGAGCTAGTTCAATTATGTCTGCCGTTACTTCCTAATGAATACGGAGAACTAGGTCGTTTTATAGATGTAACTTCTATAGACATGCTTTTTGAGAGACTCGTCAAAGCTCGGTTTGAGCGACTGAAGTTTCTACCTATCAGTAAGTTAACCATCTATAAAACCGCAGACGTTGGACCAGGCTACATTAATTACATGTCTATCTTAGCGTTTCAAGAGCTAATGGCGTTGAGATTGGTAGACAAAGAAATTCCTATCCATCTTGAATATAAACACGGAAATATATTTACTTCAGTAAAGTCGGTTGATCTGAATCCGAAAGTATTATTTACTGAAGATACATATCTTCTTGTTAAAGAAGAAACAAACACGATACATAGCATCAAGATAGGTAAACCATGTAATCCGAATTTACTTTATTATCGAAGTGAATTAGATAACATTGTTACTACCATAAAGAAACTTGTTACCATTGAAAATGTAAACAGTATTTGGATAAAAGAAGATAGGGATAGTCCTCTATAAAAGAGGACTATCCTTTTTTACTTGGTTTGTTATCTCTTGAATTGGAATAATTACAGTTGCATATATATTATCCGAATAACATTCATGCGTTAGAGAATTATGATTGGATATTACACAGAAAGCGAAAAACCAACCAAGAGCGAGATATTTGTATTCGGATCTAATCTTGCTGGCAGACATGGAAAAGGCGCTGCTAAGGACGCTTTAAGACTTTATGGAGCCAGTTACGGACAAGGTATAGGAATTCAAGGAAGAAGCTACGCTATACCAACTAAAGATCACTATCTTAATGTACTTCCCATCGAACGTATCGATAAGGATGTTAAGATCTTTGTTTCTTTTACCAGAGACAATCCTAAGATAAATTTCTTTATTACTAGAGTAGGTTGTGGATTGGCTGGTTATAAAGATTATGAAATAGCTCCTTTGTTTAAAGGCATAGGAGATAATTGTAGAGTTCATTTAGATTGGTATAAACTACTTAAGGAAGATAACCATGACAACGATACGTGCCGAATACACCGTGGAATACAGAGTAGTCGAAGATAGCGTTAACTACTGTAAAGCTTTCTTCACCGATCAAGTTAGTCTAAAAGACTTTATTGATCGACTTGAGAAAGAAAAAATCGCGTTTAAAGTATTACACTGGAGTTGGTTGGCTGAGCAAGAAAAATTTGCTTTAGGGGGTCACTATACGTACTGGTTAACCAAAGAACAGTTGTTAAAAGAACGTTAATATGCTTAGTTTTACAAGTATTTCTTAAGTAAATTAACGTCTTTGTTAAAACAACAATTAGAACAGTCTATGATGATCATAGACTGTTCTGTTAGTGTTATCTTATTTTAACTACCATAGAAGTTCGGTGCTTTGTTAACAGTTCCTAACCTGGCAATTTGATAATGTAAATCACATTGCCAAGCATGGATTCTGCCGTTATAAGAATCGACTGCGCCATCTCTAAATACTCTCATCTTAACAACTGAATCAGGTTCAATTTGAGATGAGAGAATAGCGTTTAAATCAGATACTTCAGATACCATATGTCTATATTGATAGCCTGCTGGGAAGGTATGATCTATATAAACAGTGGTAGAAGAAGCAAGAGAAAATGCTGATTGCCCATGACCTTTAGCGATCATGTACTGAAGTCCCCAGCGTACCGTGCCTGCTAAGTTAGTAAGAGGCATCCAGTGGATATGAGGATAAACTTTAGTATTTAAAGCGATATCATGATCGATATGAAAATCAACCCACACTTGATTTAGCGCAGTACCACTAAAAACAAGACCTTCAAATCCAGTCAAATATTCTTCCCAAGTTGGGTTTGTCGAACCTGTGGTTCCTTTACTTACTAAAAAGTTAGCTTTTTCATCACACCACACGTAATCGTTACCGGATTTTATTACACTATTTTGTCCATCAATAGCAACAACTTCTGAGTCAATTTTGGTAATCTTAAGTTTCATAACAGCTTTCTTCTAAATTAAAAATTAATCATTATAGAAATTAGGTGCTTTATTGATAGTCCCTATTCTTTCTATCTGATAATGAATATCAGACTGCCATGCGTGCACTTTGCCATTGTAAGTGTCTACAGCGGCATCTCTAAAGATTCTAATCTTAATAACAGTATCTGGTTCGATTTCTGATGACAGAATAGCTTTATCATCAGGAAACTCAGTTACTAAATGTTTATTTACATCGCTAGGTGTGATCACGTGATCCACATAAACCGTTGTGGAAACAGTTGGAAAAGCCGACTGTCCATGACCTTTAGCAATTACATATTGGAATCCCCAACGAACGGTACCACTACCAGCGACTAAAGGCATCCAATGCACATGGGGATATATTTTAGTATTTAATGCGAGATTATGGTTCATATGGAAATCTACCCATACTTGATTCATAATCGAGCCATCAAAAACTAAACCTTCAAAACCTGGTAGATATTCTTCTAGAACTGGGTTATTACCACCAGTGGTGGTTTTAAGAACAAAATATGCTTTCTCGTCTCGCCAAAGATACTTATCGTTGGATTTAATAACAGTGTTTTGTCCATCGATTGCTGTTTCTACAGGTTTACTTGCTTTAGATGTTAATTTCATAGAAATCCTAGTTTTTAACGTACATCAATAAATATAGTTAGTTTTACTACCTTTTTTAACAATATAATTTTTAACTGGAGAATAAAAATGACTAATATGTCTCTTTCTGTTGGCGTGATTCTTTCCGCAGCAGCACAAGAAGTTATTAACGTTCTGGAAGAAGTTCGTAGACATCCTGACACTGAAAAACACCTTAGCGAATATCAAGGTGTTAAGTGGTTGAATATGTGTAACATCGTTAACGGTCATGTTGAAGATGTTACAGAAGAATACAAAGCTTTAATGGGTAAACTAAGCGATGCTCTTCATGATCATCTTATCGATGGTGGTCAGCATAGTGATGTTTATTACGAACTTAAAAAAGAAGGTTATAGATTGCGCACAGGGGAACGTGATAGCTTTGGTCCTCTGTCTGCTGTAGTTTGCTGTCCCAATGCTGATTGGCAAGTTTGTTACGGGTAATCCTATTTGAATTTTTTACAGTTACATATATAATAAATGACATCTGAGTTGGTCTATAGACTTCTCTATCGACAACTATCCAATTTTTAAAGGGGAAGAAAATGTCTAAGAAAACTGTTAAACTTACTTCTAACGTTACCTCTGTCGCCACGAACGAGTTTGCAAAGTTGACGTTCGAATTTTCATCCGTACCGGTTGGTTTTACGCTGGACGACATCAAAGTCACCAATGGTGTTGTTACTGAATTGAAACAAGACGCGTCGAACCCGTTGATTTATACAGCCTTGTTTACGCCTGGTAATACCAGTAGCAAGATGTCGACGATTCAGCTTGCAGGGGATTATACGACCGGGTCCGATATCGGAAATCCGAGTAACACCCTGACATTGTCGAATATTCACAATGTGATCGTTCCGACCATCGGGTTTAACAGTAATAACACTACTGTAACCGAAGGTAATAATGGTCACAAAACGGTGAGCTACACGGTTACGTTGTCGGCAGCGGTTTCGAACGCAGTCACTGTGGAGTATACTACCAATAAGTTGCAAGGTAACGCAACTGCTGGTAGCGACTTCATCGGTAAAACCGGAACACTGACGTTTGCACCGGGTGAAACCAGTAAGACGATTACGGTCGATATCATCGGTGACACCCAGTACGAAGGAAAAGAACATTTCTATGTGCATCTCTCTTCGGCAAGTGGTGCTGCGCTGGTCAAGGACGGTGCAGAGGGGCTGCGTAGTAGTTGGACGATGACGCAGATCAACAACGACGATGCTGCTCCTGCGCCGGTGGTTGGCTTTGCCAGCAATAACGCTAGTATCGTTGAAGGTAACAACGGTGTTAAGAAATTTAACTTCGTTGCTACACTCGACAAAGCGTCAACAGAAGCTGTAACGGTCGGCTACACTACTAACCAGCTAAAAGGTACTGCAACTGCTGGCAGTGATTTCGTAGCACAAACCGGGACAGTGACTTTTGCTGCTGGTGAGACAAGTAAGACTATCAGCATCGACGTGATCGGTGATACCGTAAACGAAGGAAAGGAGTATTTCTATCTTCATCTTACTTCGGCTACTGGTGGAACCCTTCCCGTATCCGGCGCTAGTGGTTCTCTTAGTAGTTGGGTGATGGGAAACATTGTTGACGACGATGTCAGCACTGTCCCGACGGTAGGATTTAGTACCAATAACTTCAGCATGACCGAAGGAAATACTGGGACTAAGAAGTTTGATTTTGTAGCTACTCTTAACAAAGCATCTACAGAGTCAGTCACTGTCGGTTACACCACCAACCAACTCAAAGGTACCGCAACTGCTGGCAGTGATTTCGTTGCACAAACCGGTACAGTAACATTTGCTCCGGGTGAAACCAGCAAGACCATCAGTGTCGATGTAATTGGTGACACTACCTACGAGGCAAAGGAATACTTTTACGTACATCTTACCTCTGTAAACGGTGCAGCGCTTGTTGTTAATGGTTCTGAAGGCCTGAGGAGTAACTGGGCTAGGGGAAACATTGACAATGACGATAAACTCGGTAGTGTTGGTCCTAACTCTGTTTACGGGACTTTCGGTAAAGATGTTCTCGGTGGGACTGCTCACGCAGATGTTATCGACGGCATGGGTGGGCAAGATTTGATGAAGGGATACGCTGGTGCTGATTTGTTTATGTTGTCGTCAGCTTATGCTGTTCAGTCACCTAATCTTGCAGTTACCATCTCTGATTTCAAGAACGGAGAAGATCGTATTGGATTGAAAGGAGGCTTGTCCTTTAATAACCTTAAGATAGAACAAGGTGTCAAAGATCATATCAATGATACAATGATTTATCTTAACACTGGTGAATCCCTTGCGGTACTGGTTGGTGTTAATGTCGCTGAAATTAACGCTAATGATTTTTCCATTGTTTAAATAAATAAAAAGATGAAGATGATCTGAAGCTTAGATCATCTTCATCGTTTACTTGATCTTAACAGATAAGGAGGTTAGACGTGAATTATATTTTTTCTATTGGCTTTGCGGTTATCGCATTCGTAATTAGCTTTAGCCTTGGTTTTATCGCGGCTAACAAAATGCACGGTACAAAAATGTACGATTATTTCGCTTCTCCGTGCGGTAATAACCTGGAACTTGACTGGGGTGGTCGCCAGTTCTTCAGGTTGTTCAGTAAAGGTATGAGTGAGCGTTGGTATGAAGCGCGTGCTCATTTGAATCGTGGTGTGTTTATTTCACTACTCGCTACGTTTCATTTGATCCATATTGTTCGTATTGAATTTGAAACGTCGAAGGAAAACCTTCATTCTTACGACACTATGTTTGTTCATGGTTTTCAGTCACTGAAGACGTTGAAAGAAAAGCTTCCGAAGCTTATCGAACAAGCACGAACAAAAGCTAAAGACGCGCAATACTATTATCAAACCTTTATTTCCGGGCATAATATCATTCATGATTTCATGAACGGAGAATTGGCTTAACAGTAAGATGGTCAGGAAGCTCTGACCATCTTTTTCTTTTGTAAGAACCAACATGGCAACTAAAAGAGCAAAAAAGAAATACGTTCCTAGACCTGTTTATTACCCTGGGATGATTATTCAGATTCATGCTTTTAGTGAATTTGAAAGAGCATTAGATAACTTCCTTGCAACTGGTCAAGTAGACACTGATCATGAAGGTACTTTCATTTTTAAGAATAACGCCGGTATAGTCCAAGCGTATGACTGTGCTTTGTATATCTACATTAGATTAGCAACGATTTACGGTCAAAGAAACAACAAGGTATACAATCTGAAACCTCTTAGCATTCTTCAAAACCGGATGTACGAGAGAAGAGGTTTCGATGAAGAAGAAATCGAAGCAGCAAAGAAGTGTCTGGATGTTTGCAGACAGATCCTATGTAAGATTCCTGCGCCAGAAGTAAGAGATATTCTCACCAGTATTAAAACTTCACTTAGACTCGAAGAGATAATTGAAGCAGATTTGAAAAATCCTCAACTTCTTATCGAGAAGTTTAAAGCAAGATTCGGTGACTTGACTGAAGAAGAAGTCATCGAAAAAGATAAACATTATCAAGAACTTGCTATTGAGTTTCCTGATGATGAACGTATTAAGTTCCTGCAAAAGGAATACAGTAAGTTCGTAGCAGCTTACAGATTCAATCGGATCAATCAGATCCACCAAGTCTCTTAAGAGAAGGAACAGTTATGGCAATGTCACATTTGGAAAGTCTATTAAGGGGATTAGAAGTACCTAATCCGATGTGGTGGTTAACGCAACAACCTACTGCTTTGTACTTACTCGGAAATACTATCGCCACTCAAGCTAAACAGGCTCCTGGAGCGATTAAACCGTTTAAGAGCGAAGATTCTCCGCAAGCCTCTGAAGGGAAGGTTCGAGTGGATGTGGAAGAAGTAAGATTACTCAGAGCAAGACTTGCTGAAATCAATCAACTCGATTTTGATAAGATCGAGTGGTTTGAAAACGATGAAAAGGTTTTTGTCTCTGGACAACAGAAACAAGAATGGAAAGAAATCGGTTTAAGTAATACGGAATTCATTACAAGATAATAATCAGAACCTACTAGGACTTCCTAGTAGGTTTTTTCTTCCTAAGGATATAAAATGAATACAGAAATTAAAACATACGAACAAGGTATCGAAGAAGGAATCAAGCGTGCTTTTGATCTTCTTCAATCTGCTGCGGCAAACACAGACGATAACGATCGTTCAAATATTCTAAGTGACGCAGCAGAAGATATTCTTGAACATGCTCCTTCGTTCAAATCACAATGGTTAGAAATGAAGGAATACGGTAAACGCTTACGTGAAACTCTGAGTAAGTCTTATCCGCAAAAAGTTGCAGGAGAAGTTATATCTAGCGATCCTGTTCACGGCTGGCATTTTAAACCATCGGTTTCTTGGGAAGAAATCGGACATGGTACTAAACTTTATATGTTTAACCATCAATGTACGATAGATCCTAGTCTTGTGCTAAACAATATGCTCTGGCTTTATCGTAGACTTCCGCGTGGTTACGGAAGTGTTCCTCATATCGATAGATGTATAAACATATTAGCATTACAAACAGGAACTGACATAAGAGAGTTTTTAGGTGAAAGACAAAGTTCTGATAATAAAGATTAATAATATCCTAAGGAGTTTAAAATGCGTATTCTTTTGTTAGCTATTGTTCCTATCTATATTTGTCTTTGGTTGTTTTGTTTTGGTCACGCAATCAAAAACAAAAAGGTAATAGGTATCTTTGTTCTGTTTTTCCTCAATCCTTTTGCTCCATTTATTTATCTCGCTGTATTTAGAAGATAGTATTTGAATCGTATTCAATTACATATATATTAACTGTACTTGTACTTATAATTGTTATTGCTTGCAATTATATTTTATTTATTCATTAAGCATTAAGGAGATTAAGATGACTGAACTGAATGTAAGCGTTACCCGTCTGACTCGTGATATGGCTAAAGCTGCTAAAACTCTTAGCGACGCTGAAGCTCGTTTCCTGGTGGACTCTTATTATACGGTGCAAGAAGACCGTATCCGTAACGCAGCACAAACCCGCGAACTCACGAAAGCCGGTGAACCCAATGAACTGTTGGGTTGGCTTACCGACCAATCCGAAGTTTTGGAAGGTCAAATCAAACGTGCTTTGGACAAATATACCGAAGCACACAAGATGGGTTCCTGGATGCGTGAAATCTACGGCATTGGTCCGGTGCTCTCTGCTGGTCTTCTGGCTAACATCAGCATGAAGCCATGGAAGTGCGTTAATCCTAAAAAGAAATGCAAGCCGGAAGAACCTTGCAATCCTCAATGTCATCACGAGATCATTGAGACCGCTGGACAGATTTGGCGTTACGCTGGTCTTGATCCGACGCTGAAATGGGAAAAGGGTCAGAAACGTCCTTGGAACGCAACTCTGAAGACTCTGTGCTGGAAGATCGGTCAAAGTTTCATGAAGTTCTCTGGTCAAGATGAATGTTTTTACGGGAAGATTTATCTGGAACGGAAGAAGTTTGAGATCGAACGCAATGAACGCGGTGACAATGCTCAGCTTGCGGCTACCTTGAAGGAAAAGGTTAGCAAAACTACTGATGCATACAAGTCGCTTTCGGAAGGCAAGCTTCCTCCAGGTCAGATTGACGCAAGGGCACGTCGATATGCTGTAAAGATCTTCTTGTCCCATCTTCACGCCGAATGGTATCGTCGTGAATTTGGTAAAGAACCGGCAGCTCCTTTCGCAATCGGTATTCTCGGACACGCACATATGATCAATCCTCCTCATTGAGGAAGAGTGAACCAAGATCCAGGAGTGTACCTCTAGGCAAAAGTGAACCAATAAGAGCAAGTGTACCAAGATCGCTGTGTGAACCAAAACTCTCCGGGTTAATTTCCGGAGAGTCCTAAGTGAACCATATCTCCAGTTAGTAACATTGACTGTAAGTGAACCAGAGGCAAGAAGTGTACCATTTCATTGAAGTGAATCAACTCGAATGAGTGTACCATGACTCGATAGTGAACCACTCAAGTGAGCGTACCACGAATATGAGTGAACCGTTAAGGACGACTAGTAACATAAATAGCAAGTGAACCACAAAGATCTGAGAGTACCACTGCGAGAAAGTGAACCATCACTGTAGAGCGTACCATACTGTAAGAGTGAATCACAAAATCAGAGAGTACCAATCACACGGAATGAATCAATTTCGAAGAGAGTACCATTGCAACAGAATGAATCAATGATGTAAAGAGTACCATGAAAGTTAAGTAAACAAAAAGAAGCCCTCCTTAGGGAGGGTTTTCTTTTTTTACTCCTCGTTCGTATTTTATGATTTTCCTCTGGAAGAAAAAAGAATATGGACACTAGAACTATATTAGCAAAAATTATTACTCTTATTTATAAGACAAGATTGTTGAATAACTTAGAGAATGATGATCTTATTCGCACTGTTTTAGGGACCATCAAGACAGATTCTCCTGAGTTTAATTTCCTCGGAAATAACTCTCTTAAGAATTTTAAGGATATGTGCACCAGTCTTCTCGATGAGAAAGACTATATCCCAAAAGAAGTATTATCGCAGCAACTAAGTATCATTTTGGAAAATGATCCTAAACTGTTAGCAGTTATTAAAGAATCCATCGAGACTGAACATGATGAAGCTTCCAGTAAGCGTATTGTTACCAGTCATATCAAAACTCTTAACAATTACTACAAAGAACGTGTTGCCGTAGATATTCTGTCTAAAGCAACTTATGATCTAAAGTTCAATCGTAATAAAATTGCTAACTTTAGTGATTACTTAAAGAACACCTTAGTAGAACTAGAACCATTGACAAATATGGTTTCTAGCATGAAAGATCCTGCTGTTGTGAATGAAGTAGACTTTGAGAATCCTGATTCAGTTACGACGGTGTTTGAAGAAGTTAGAAATATCAATAACAACAGCGGTGTATATAAGTTTGGTTGGCAAGGTGCTAACCGGATGACACAAGGTGGTGTTCGTCGTGGTGAAGCAGTTGGTGTAGAAGCTTTGCAGCATAAGTACAAAACAGGTTCTACTTTGAGTATGTTTATGCAGATTGCGTTGTTCAATACACCCATTGTTACTAAAGCAGAAGCTGAAGCTAATAAGAAACCTTTGTTGCTGCGTATTTCGTTTGAAGATAGTCTCACCACCAATCTTCAGTTCATGTACCAGTACTTGAAGGAATCTGAAGGTATCCATGTCAGTAAGCGTGACTTTGAAGAGTTGCCTGCTGCTGAGATGAAAGACTATGTCATTCGTCGTCTGACAGCTACTGGCTTCCATATTAAGATGCGAAGGGTTGATCCATCTCAATGGACTTATTCTTCACTTCTGAATTACATTATCGAACTGGAAGCACAAGGTTATGCGGTTCATGTGTTAATGGTTGACTACCTGTTGATGATGCCTACCACTGGTTGTATTCAAGGTGCTTTGGGTGCAGATAAACGCGATATGGTGCGTCGTGTACGTAACTTCTGTTCTGCTCGTGATATTGCATTCATTACGCCATTCCAGCTATCAACTGAAGCGAATCAGCTACTAAGAAATGGTGTTCCTGAACATCAATTCGTCAATGAGATTGCTGAGAAGAACTATACAGACGGCTGTAAGACGATTGGTCAAGAGTTAGATCTTGAACTCTATGTCCATTGCTTCATTCATAAGCGTAAGAAGTATTTAGCGTTACGACGAGGTAAACATCGTGGTCGTCCTGATATTCCTGTAGAAGATAAATTCTGCATGTACAAATTCCCTGCTTTGAATATTCCTGTATTGGATGATATCAATGGGGATGATGCTTCGTTTACTAAGCTACCTAAGGACTATGAAGATGGTTCTGGTAATATTCTAGAAGAAGTAATCGGTTAAAGGAAACTTATGATTCATAAAAAGAAAAGTAAGGACACGTTGTTAAAGAGACTTATACGTAAGTATTTTAAATTTAACGACAATATCAGATTAACTGATATCGAGTTCAAGCTTGATAAAGCTGTAAAAGAAGGAAGCATGTTCAGGATTTGTGGCACTATTTACTATCCAACTTGTCCTCCTCCTCACACTGATAAAAACTGGTATATCAAAATTTGTGCTGTGGTTATTTTTGGTGTTAAAGTTTTATCTTTTACTGCTATTAATCTTGACCACAATAAAGTTTAAACAAACTAAGGATAACAATTAATATGAACATCGAACGCGCAGAAAAACAATATCTCGACGGCTTAAGCCATATCTACCATAACGGTACTGATCTAAAGAACGCTCGTACTGGAGAAGTATGTCGTACAGTCATCAATCTCGATATGACTTATGACGGTACCACGAATAAAGCTCCGATTCTTACTACTCGTAAGATCGTAAATCCCTATCTTCCGATTGCTGAATTCCTCGGATATATTCGCGGTGTTCGTTCAGCAGCACAAATGCGTGCTCTCGGTACTAAGTCGTGGGACGCTAATGCGAATGAAAATGCTGCATGGTTAAACAATCCTAACCGTGTAGGTGAAGATGACTTGGGATTGATTTATGGCGCTGTAGCTAAAAATTGGCCGGTCGATACGAATCCATACGCTGATATTTATTCTCGTAAACAAACAATCGATCTTTTCCATAAAGTCTATAATAATTTAAAGAAGGGTATTGATGATCGAGGTGAAATCATTACCTTCTGGAATCCTGGTATGTTCCATCTTGGATGCTTGCGTCCTTGTATGTACGAGCACCAGTTTTCTTTGTTAGGTGATGATCTATATTTGAACTCTACTCAGCGTAGTAGTGATTGGCCTTTGGGTACAACTGCTAATATGGTTCAAGTCTGGTTGTTCTTGCGTCTGATGGCGCAGATCACTGGTAAGAATCCTAAGTATGCTTACCATCGTAATGTGAATTGCCACATTTACGGTAATCAGCTAAAAGACGTTCCAACACAATTAGAGCGTCCTATGTTAGCTGAACCGACGATTGATATCAATCCGGATATTAAGACGTTGGAAGATCTGGAAACTTGGGTAACTGTAAATGATTTTATCATCACTTATCCTGAAGCACATCCTCCTATTAAGTACGCATTTTCAGTATAAATATAAGTAATGCTCACAGAGAGGGTTATCCTTCTCTGTGAGTTTGTTTTTTGTTTGATCATATATTTATTAATTGTCCATTAAAGGAGATTGTATGTCTAAAGAACAGACAATTGCATTCCTCAATAAACACGGGTTTACAGTGATTGCAGACAGTGGCGATCGAGTATGGTTAGATTCTTTAGGCAAAGAAGCGTATGATGTGCCTATTGTTCAAATTCTCGTGTTTCGTAATTCCGTAGGAACTTTTTCAATCGATATCAATGGAGGTGGCTTTTTAGCACCTTTGTTTGGGTTAGAACGCGAACTACTTCAGTATCTTGATAACTTTCATCCGGGATGGAAAGATCCTGGAGATTAAATAGAAGAGACTCCTTAGAGTCTTTTCTATTTTTAAGACAACTAACTATATTTTGATTTTTTATTAAAACAATAGGAGTCTATTATGAACATCAGGTTTAGAAATGTATTTTTAGGTATTGGTGGTTTCCTTACACTGTTAGTACTTCTGATGAGTGACCCGGATGGTGGTTTGATTAAAAACCTTCCGTTTGGTGCAGGAACTCTCAGTATTCTTATTGTTCTTGTTAGTAGTATTCTGTATATTGGTGTACTCCATCTAGGACGTAAATCCTTGATCGATTATATCAATCTAGAGCAATACTTTAAGAAAGCTTTGTTAACGCCAGAAGGCGCTGGTTTAGCTCTGATCGGTGTCGGTTTAATGATGGTTAGTATTGCACTTGTTATTTTGGCGGCAGTAAAATGAAATTATGCAAGAACCAGTCATTACAACTACTGATGCTTTTGCATTCAGTAAAGAGTATTTTATTGCCATAAAAGAAGCACTGATAAAAAACGAAAATACTAATAACATCCATTTTGTTATCCACGCTAATAACAATAATCTTAAATTGGAAAATGTTCCTGTTTACAGAAGACATTATAGTTATGAAGTGGTGTATTCAGTGGACGTTAAAACACTGAGAAAACAACACTCAGATATAGATTTATTAACAGCAAGTGTAATGAATACACTTTATAATCAATTCAAACCTAGATTGGTTATTCACTAACAAACAAGTATACCAACAGGATTATTTCCTGTTGGTATATTTTTACTGTTTTTGGAATTCTGTGCTATATATTCTACTATGAAAGTATATTTATGAAGAACTTTATTAAAAGGCTTATTGCTGGTAAAGAACTAAACGAATTAAATAGATGGAAAGTATATTGGCAAGAATACAGGCAATGGTTAGCTAACTATCCTACCATTGCTATGACCTTAGATAATCTTAGAAATGAAATAGATGGACAAAAGAATAAAAATTGTTCCCATCCTCCTACCCGTAAAGGACCTTGGGATATTTCTGGGCTAAGAAAACATCTTACTAGAATTTACGCTAGAGAAGAAATTGCTACTCTAGATGATTTTACTCAAGACTGGACCTGTATGGAAATCAAACAAGTCGATAAGACTACAGAAGAACAAAAAGATGCTCGTATCGCTGAATTAGAAAAGCAATTAAAAGATGCTTCTGATTTAGTAATTGAGCAGCAAAGAACTATTAATACGCTTCGCACTGTATGTGGTGAAGCTTACGAACTTGCTGGTTCTTATGAGAAGGTTCATTTGCAGGCTCTAGATAATCTTTACGCAGCTTCTATTGGACAACCATTACCTCATCCGACATTCTTACCTATCGAATAATGAAGGAATATATCATGCCAATACATAAACAGATGCAGGAAACTGTAGCTAAGGTTTTAGGTTACGAACAAGCGTGGACTAAGAATTACGGTCACGGTACTAACAACGATGGCAGTGACGTCCTTCTGTGGACTAAGGACGAGAACGGTAAGTTAATGATGGGGTGGAATCCTCAAGAAAACGATGCTGATCTCTTTAAGCTTTGTCTTCAGATGGGCGTGACCGTAGAACTTGATAAAGATACGCAAACAGTTACTGCTACTTATATCAGTCCTTTAGGTAATCCAGGAAAACTTCCTAATGTAGTTAGTGCGTTTTATGGCACGCTAGACTTTGTTCCTGTTGCTCGTAGAATCGCTTTTAGCGCTTGCTATGAAATGGCAAAAGCGATTCTTCATAAAAGAGATAAAGCTAACGATTGTCAACCAGCTTTAGTAGATAAACCATCCACGGGTCCGGTAACTACGATTACATTAGATAAATCTAAAACTCAGTATTACATTCCAAGTCCTGTAAGAAAAGAATAATAGAAGTATGAACTCTGCACTTTATATACTTCACATAGTAGATGATTTTGGTAATCAAATTCGTCCATGTGATCTTCCCTATGATGTTTATGTAACTCGTTATAATTTCTTTAACGAGGCATATTAAATCGGAGAACAATAATGTTTAAGTTTGGAACCATAGAAGAATTTCACGTATGGTCTTTCTGGAGATTTTATTGGGCTAGAAAAGGTTTCTGCCCAGCTCATACTAGATACTTTGCAAACCTCTTTGGTCGTTTGTATTTCCATAAGACTGGTAATAATCAATCGTACAGAAGGTTTTCTGATGATGACTATATTTTCGGTCCTCTGACTGTCGCAAAGGTAAATTATAAAGCGTTTAGTCTTGCGCTTAGTAGTGCTAATGAAGATGCTGAAGATAAATACTGTTCTTTGACTGGATATGCATTTGGTTATGGTTTCAGATTAAACCTACCACATATCGTTAAGCCTTTTAAGGTTAAAGTTAAAGCAGATAGTTGGGATGAAGCCACTATTGCTCGATTGGGTAGAGATTGGTACTATAACTACTATACTAGAGAATATGGTTTTTCTATTCATGAAGGTCATTTCTCAATTCGTTATGGTGTTCAGAATGACAATGGTTATGGTAGCAAAGTTCCTAGAAGATATTGGGGTTGCTTCCTTCCTTGGACGCAATGGCGGTTTGTAAGACATAGTCTTTATAACGATAAAGGTGAAATCTTCTGTCATTATTTAAATAAACTTGATAAGAAGATTACAGATGTGTATGAATTAAAAGGAAAATGCCCTGCTGTTCATTTTCTTATTGAAGATTATGATGGTGATCTAATTGTCGCTAAAACTATTCTCGAAGAAAGAGAATGGCATAAAGGCGAAGGTTGGTTCAAATGGCTTTCTTTCTTTGTTAAACCTATGATTAATACTGTTCTTGATATCGAATACAGTCATCAAGTAGGTAGAGGAAAACACTCTTGGAAAGGTGGTTTAATGGGGCATTCAATCTCTATTAAACATATTGACAATCGTGAAGAGGTGTTCCGTAATTATTGTAACGAAGAGCATAGATGTAAAGAAGGTAAGTACCGAATTAAATTCATCAAGAAGCTTGAGCTTCATGAAGTCGATCAGTACATGCCTAAAAAGAAAGTAGAAGATACTTGTGATGAAGTAGCTAAGAAGCAATAAGAAACATCCACCAGAGAGCAATCTCTGGTGGATGTCTTTACGCTTGTGTAGAGAGTGTTACGTAACCCGATAGATTCACTCTCTCAGGTTTACCACCAGTCACGAGTCTAACAACGTTCGTTAAGAAACGATACTGGAACAAATTAAGATCAATAACATCATTACCAATATGAGGATGGATTTCAACTATGTTATCTTCTTTCACCGTTTTGAGCGGATCAATCGAGAAAATAGTTTTATACTGATTATCCAACAACTGAATAATAGTACCATCGTCATACGGTGTAGTATATAAAGATACCGGAATATTACCGTCAATGAGATCATGAATGATCTTACTGATAGTCGGTGAATACAGATAATGATGATCAGAGATAACGTTGAATCATTGATCGTAGGTTCTTTGAACACTTGGTTAAAGAGTCCAGAGATACGATTGTTAAGTTCTAAATTCTTCTCATATAAAGGTAAGGTATCTAAACCAGTTACTTCTTTAATAGGAATCAACGGTTCAGAAAGAACGTAAGGATAACCGTTTAACGGATCTGCTAGTCTTACGGTGTTATCGTCTTCAGAGAAACGAATAGTCCTTCTGTCTTTTAGTTTACCTCTAACAAAAATAGAGAATACTCTATCGTCACGAATATCATAAAACTTATTACGAGTAAGAACACCGTTATTCACGAAGCCTCTGATTTCGTTCTTATTGATATCAGCTTTATCTAAGGTATAACCATGCATACGAATATGAATCGATTGCTTTTCTTTAGTGTAATCTAAATAGGTTTTATTGCAGATAGAAATATATGGAAGATTAATGAAATAATCTAACTGGTAGTTAAGCTTCTTACCATTTACAAACACATCGATAGAACGATATGGAAGGTCAATCGGATGTTTTTGTAGTCCAGTACCTCTATCTTCTTCAATCGTTAACGGGAAGAACAATACACCATCAACAATAGGAAGTTCGAGATCATAGACAACCGGTTGATCTAAATAAACAATCTTAACCTTCTTACCTTCTGATTCATTTACAGTAAGAGTGTTACCAGTAATAGTGCAACGACTAGAGATTTCGGTGATATCTTCCCAGTTACTTATTCTAGTTACACCATTGAAATAAGCAGAAAGGATTTTGTATTCAGCGTCTCTTAAAGTGGCTGTGCCGTTATGCTCTAAGTAAGCACCAAAATGAGTAGGAGTAGTTCCTTTAAGGAACTCTACATATTTAGTATCTTCGCTAGAAGCTGTATACATAGGACCGTTCGTAATAAACGTTCCAGTAAACTCACCTCTCACGTTGTATTCAAAAGCGTAGGATTGATTCTGATACAAATAAGGAACTTCGATGTTACGATCTGCTGTATCTAATACCACAGGAGAATAACCAAAGTAATAAGCAACGCCGTTATACCCAACAGCAGAAGTAGCAAGTTCCTTACTGATCTGTTTAATTTGTGTAGCAGAAGCTAAATTAAAGTAATCACTATTCTCTAAGGTTTCTGCTCTTAGTTCAGTGATCGTATACCCTGTATTAGAGAGAACATTTAGTTCTACTTCTTGCGGAAGTTTATACAGCTCATGCAACTTTAGCGAGCTGTGAATCAATTCTCTCTTTAAACCAGATTTCCGGGTATACAGAACGATGATCTTATCCGAAATAGAACCAGTGGTTAACTCCGACAGCGTGGTCGCTTGATTATTGACAAAGCTAGTATATAAGCTATAGTCTTTATCACTGACATTCCGTACCGCATATTCTTTATGTTCATAAAAGAATAATCCTTTCGTTACTAATTCATTGTCAGTTGAGATATAGATTTCATTATCGTCATCATACTGAATCCGATTGATAATCTTATCCCTAAACAACAAGTATTTTAGCTTGTTGTCTTTAGTCGATTCAAACGTTCTCAACGAACCAATACTCACCTTTTCTTTCGATAAGATCGATTGGTCGTAGAGAATCTCGATATAACTATTATTAGGAATATTCAGGTTTAAGTTATCGGTATAGTAACCGTTGACATACACGATTGTGTTACCACCGAACGTTTCGTAGTTCTTGATCTTCGTTTGAATAGCGACCTTATCAACATTAGTCGATACTAAACTTAACTCGCATTGAATACCGATCTTGTAAGTAAGAGAACCAAATTCATCAGAATTAAAATAACTATTGCTATATACCCGCAGATACTTAAAGGACTTAATATCGAATGATCTCTTTAACGATTCATTGGAACGAATAGCAATCAAGATACTATTTTCATCAATGAACGAGTAAAAGATATGTTGTCTAGGGAACAAAACACCATGTTCGTTATACACTTGTAAAATGTAATTACGAACATTCATATCGTCTTGTACATTATACCAGACATCTCTAAACCAATTCTTATCTTGCTTTAACAAGTTCAAGAAAGTAGGATTGAGATTACCTATGACAAACACATGAAATGAATCAGTATTGTCAGGTAAAGACTTCATTACGTTATACACTGTCACCGATCGCTTAACAGGAAAATCAGCTTTGTTTACTCGATTAAGAGCAAAACAATATTGTCGATCTTGAGAAGGAGCACAGTAAATATTTTCTATCGCAAACTTCTGTATTTCATGCATTTACTCCTCCTTGTAATCTCTGGTAATGCCGATTAACGCTTTCAAGAATTCATCGCCTTTACCACGCTTATCTAATTTGTCAACGATACCAGCGATATAACTCTTCTTAAAAGAGCGTTGGGTCAGAGAGGAGTACACTAGACTAATCCATGTCGGAGGATGTTCTAAGGATAACATAGCGAGTTCTTTACCCATGTTACCGATCCAGTTATTGGCGACCAGATTTACCATTACGTTCAAGTCTAAGTTCTTTAAACGAATGTTCTTCGTCACATCGTAACACGCTTTACAGAAGTCTTCGATGTTTTCCAAATCACCGATTTGATCTTTCACTTCTTCCAGCAATTTCGGAATGATAATGTCATCTTGACTTCTGACTAATAACTTAGTGAAATCATCGTCTGTGTAATTATCCGTGAACAATCTGGAATAGTAAATCAATGCAAGTATCTTTAATTGCAGTTGATTGTTCATATCCAAGCCGAATTTCTTGGTTAAATTATCTGATAGCCATGTAGCAAAGGCAAAGTGTGCTAGTTTGAGAGTATAAAGAGCGCTCTCTTTTTCCACAAACCACATTGCAGTAAGAATAAATCTCTGAAGCGCAAGCTGATATTCGCTTTCGTTTCTGATTTCATAGCTCTCTTTATCATCAGACAGTTTCACGCAACTTCTAAGATCAAGCGCAATCCATTTGTTCTCGACGTTGATGATTGGATGATTAAATACCGGAATACTCTTTTCAACATCGCTTAACCCATACAGGATAACAGGGTTAAGCGTTACATGTAAATTAGAGAACGGTTTGATCTTTACTTTCTCTTTTTCCTTAATATAAATGTAGTCTATAGTGATGTATCTATTAATATTTGCTATAGTATCTGCATTGTTAATGAGTTTAAGCGTTTTAAACTGATATGGTTCTTTAAGTAACATAGCCTTTTTCCTTTGGAAAAATAGTGTGAATTTATTCAAAAAATTGTTTTACTTTTTGGTTAGGAGTGTTTAAGATGACCGATATCATCAACGCCGCACCGATGGTGGTGGATTTAGGTACTAGAGATCTCAGTACCCGTACTGTTCCCGCTACACCATTGCAGATTCCACAGCATCTACCGAAGTTTTATATTTTCTCTGAGAAAGGCCCGATGGGTCCTTCTTATATTGACTTCGATAGTGCCTCGTTAACTCAAGTTTATGGTGATGATACTTTTGATGTAAATAAAAAGTATTACACTCACCAAACGCCGTTCCTGCAAGCAGTCGCTGCTGCTGGCAATAACTGCGTAGTGCACCGTTTAAGCGCACCGGATGCGAAGGACGTTGCTAACGTTGCTTTGTATCTTGACGTTCTTCCGACTCAGGTTCCGCTGTATGTGAAGAACTCTGACGGTTCTATCGATCTCGACGAGAGCGGTAATCCTGTCACGCAAAAAGATGGCGACGGTGCCGTCATGACTATCGCTGGCTATAAAGTGGCATGGGTGCTTGACAAGACTGTTGCTGCTGTTGGTACTTATCAACGTGGTCTTCTGACCCAACGTGATGGTATTCAAGTAGACGGCGCAACGCAGTCGACTCAATATCCGATCTTTGAATATGCTGCTGCTGACGCTGGCGAAGGCGGTAACAAGCTTGCTGTGAAGATGTATGCAGCAATGCAATCGGATATCGTTCCGTTCCAGTCGAACATTCTGCAAGATGGTAAGATGTATCCTTACTACTTCCAGATGGTGAAGATTGCTGACGCTATCACTGGTAAGACCAATTCCGTTCTGAATAGCTTCGGTGCCGAATACACGAAGTTTGTTACCAAGGACAATGGGATTGATCCGGCTAGTGGTGCTGTGATTGATCTGGAAAAGGTTATCACTGATCAGTATATCGATCTGCCTGTTAATCTGGCAACTGGTCTTGGTACTGTATATGTGTATCAGAACAATCTGGATACTGTTGCTGGTATGTTCTATAACAGTGAAAAGAACCTGGCTGATCCGCATCGTGATAACGTTATCAACAACACGGAAGATAACCGTCACGCTCTGAATATTCTGTCGTTCACCAGCTCCAATGGTTCGCCGTATCAGTCGATTAAACTCGTTGATACTGCTAATACTATTCGTCTGACTAAGAACACTAACCTGTTCTTGTCTGGTTCTTCGGATGGCACGATTACTGAAACTCTGCTTGACTCGTTAGTTATCGCTGATATGGATAACTACAATAATAGTCTGCATCAGTATAACGACCTCGTGATGCATCCTGAATCGATTATTTACGATAGTGGTTTTGCGCTTGCTGCTAAGAAGGCGATTGCCAAATTCATTTCCCGTCGTAAAGATACCTTCGTCGCTCTGTCTACTTACGCTCACAATGCTCCGTCGACTCAACTTGCTGACCAGTATTCGGTCGGTGTAGCTCTGAAGACTATGATGGAACTGTATCCTGAGTCTGCTACTTTTGGCACTCCGGTCATGCGTGGTATCATTGTCGGTGGCTCTGGCTATCTGATTAATTCGTTGTATACTAAGCGTGTTCCGCTGACCTATGAAGTTGCTTACAAAGCAGCGCGTTACATGGGTGCTAAGAACGGTGCATGGAAGAACGGTTTCTGCTTCGATAAAGCTCCTCTGAGCGTTCTGACTCAAATCAAGAATATCGATGTCACTTGGGTGCCGACTTCTACTCGTAATACGCTGTGGGGTGTGGGTCTGAACTTCGTACTGAATTATGAAGTGCGTCGTCAGTTCTTCCCGGCTCTGCAAACGGTTTATGAGAACGATACTTCTGTTCTGAATAGCTTCTTCACCGCTGTGGCTATTGCATACCTGAATAAGGTGTCGCACGCTGCGTGGCGTGAATATTCGGGTAGTATTAGTCTGACTAATGCTCAGCTCGAAGAAGCAGTTAATTTGTTCGTAGCTAATCAAGTTAAAGACAAGTTCGACAACAAGTTTGTTATTGTTCCGAACGCTACTGTTACTGAACTCGATAACCTGCGCGGGTATAGTTGGACTCTGCCGATCAAGCTGTACGCTAACAACATGAAGACCGTCATGACGACTTATGTCGAAGCGTATCGTATGACTGATCTGGAAGGTTAATAGGAGAGTAAATTATGAGTCGTCTTACTGATGCTGTTATTAATGGCGCATATACGCGTAGCATAGATCGTCCCATGCTTGATCTCAAGTTTGGTGGACAACAAGGTTGGGCTCCGAACCTGACTGAATGGGTAAGCAATCAAGCTTACGTTTCTCGTCCTCTGGTCTGTATCATGCTGGAAGCACCGAAGATGTTTTCGGCGATGCCTGATAGCCAGAAATGGATTTCTAGTCTTAAGGCTCTGTTTGAACTGCATGCTCGTAGCATCGATGGTTTCAATGCAGGTCTTAAGGTTGATGTTGAAGAGCACGCTATTGGCGGTGCTGGTGAACAACAACAAGAAATTGTTAACGTTACTCGTGAACGTTCGCAACCGAAGTTCCAATTTATCGAAAAGTATGGTCGTCCGATTCAAACTTTATTCGATTATTGGATTCGCTACGGCATGATGGACCCGGATACTAAATTTGCTTTACTCGGTGGTATGGGTAAAACTGAAGTGAAGGATCTGTTAGCTGATTGGTATTCGGCCACCTGCTTGTTCATGGTTCCCGATCCTCTGCATAAGAAAGTCGACAAGGCTTGGATCACTACCAATATGTTCCCGCTGAGTAATGGTGACATCACTGCAAAACGTGATCTTACCACTTCGCAGGAAATGTTGACGTTGGATATTGAGTTCTCTGGTATCTCTCAGTTTGGTCTCGGTGTGAATCAATTCGCACAGAACATTCTGGATAATATCAATACGCTCAATGCTGATCCGTTTATGAAGCCTAGCTTCGTTACGAAGATCTCTGCTGACGTTGCTGCTGCTAATACCAATGGCTACGAGTCTCTCGTAGAAAGCGTTGGTAAAAACGCAGTGACCAGTATGGGTAGTTAATCTACATTATCAAGACTACTAGAGAGAGCAATCTCTCTAGTAGTTTTTTATTTCTATTACTGATACCGTTAGAGGGTTTACCCTCTAGTGATACTTTATACTTTGATTAGAATTCCTTATAATTGGGAGGTTATTGTGGATGTGATTAAGTTTACCGAAACCGTATTTAGCGAAAAGAATAAAAAAGGTGTTCTCGTACCTGATTCTGACGGTTATTATACTGTAGTAGTTGGCGCGTTAAATAGTTATAACAGCGCTGGTGAATACTATACTGCGCAAGATGCGTTACAACTGTTTGAAAACTCGTCTCATTTCATGCGTCGTGTGAAAAACGGTGCATTGTATTCTGAACTCGGACATCCGAAGAAACATCCGGATATGTCGATGGAACAGTTCTATCAACGAGTAATCTCGATTGAAGAAACCAATATCTGCGCTCACTTTTCTGAAGTGTGGTTAGACTTCCAATTTGGTAAGAATAACCCTGAATTAAACAACCCAGATCTGATTGCTATTTTAGCTAAAGTGAAACCTGCTGGTGCAAAAGCAAATGCATTGCAATTAGCACTGGAAAATCCCAAGCAAAATGCTGCTTTCTCGATTCGTGGTTTGACGGAAAACAAATACGTGAACGGTCGTGTTGAACGTCGTTTAACGAATATCATTACCTTCGACCATGTTACTGAACCGGGTATTAAGATTGCTGATAAAGTAATGGCCCCTGGTTTAGAGCAACGCATTGCTAGCGAAGGTTATCAAGTCAGTGAAGCTATTGATACCATTATCGATAAAAGTGTGTTTAAGAAGGTGCTGTCTAATAGCATGTCCCATGTTGGAATGGAGAGTAGCAATCGTGAACTCTTCAATGACATTCTGAAGACCTTAGACGGCAAACAGAAAACCAATCGCTTAGCTAATTGGTGATCGTTATGAGTTGGCAATGTAAACTGTTAGACATTGTTGGACTTAAATTTGTACAGCTAGAACCTACTCCTACTTGTAATATAGTTGGTGAGACTCGATTAGTGGATTCTGAAGGTAAAGAATATTCTTTTAAACAGCTTCCTATAGGAACGATGTTCTATCTTCCTAAAGATGCCGATATGAAAGAATGGCCTTGGTATCTAGCAAAACAAAATCGTATTTCTGATTACTATTTCCAACATAACTCTCATCGTCAACCTTTATTCGTTGTTCTTCCTGGACACACTCTTTTTGTAGTAGACGGAAAGTGTTACAGTGGAGAAGAAATGTACGGAGGTTGGACAGTCACTGGAGAAGCTCCTAATATCACGGTAAATCCTTCTATTGATATTACTGGTTTCTATCATGGCTTCTTAGCTAATGGTGTTATTTCTGATGATGTAGAAGGTAGAAAGTTTCCTGTTTAAAGATAAGACTGCTAGGGTAATACCCTAGCAGTCTTATTCTGTGTTTGAATTTTCTATGGTTACATATATACTAATTGATCACGCTAGCATACTTTCACACATAGTGAAGGCTAGTTTACTCTTTGAAAGGAGACGATCATGAAGGCACGCGACATTTCCGCGTACCTGGCGACCCACGCTGCTTCTACGGTGTGGGCGTTCGGCGTCGTTCGTGAGGATGAATCTGTCCTCGCGTTCGGTACTGAGAATCAACATGGGGATAAAACCCGTGTTGGTTCTGTTACCTACCACGGTGTGGAAGGTGACGAGCACTTCTTAGTGCTCCAGTACCCGAACTCGGAAAACGAGTTCAGGGCGCAGTCGCTGTCGGACTTGGGTTGGTTTCTTTGGAAACTGGCGCAGACCGGTGGTGACTGGGAAACTGCATCCGATTGGATGCGTTCCCATTTAACTACAGGTG